CAGAAGATTTCATTGATATCATGAAGATGTTTGTAGAAACTGAACTCCTTGAATTAAAATACGAAGGAGCTTTTTACTACCAGGGAACTTCCCCAAGACCATATTACGTATGGGTTAAAAGAAGGACTTAAGTTCCCCAGTACGAGTTCCCTTTACATGAACATCCATCGGGTTGGCAATAGGTGGGGCAAACTCCGAAATATCCTTGCGATAAAACATGTAAAAGTCCAACTCGCTAAAAATCTTGGCAGACGAATATCCAACCACACGTGCATTCAGATCGGCAAGGTCTGAAGCAACTGTGTTGGGATTATTGCGACCAAACATCATATAATATGAACGCATAATAAGCTTTACATCGTCATCATTCTGACGGTCGATGCGATGCACATTCCCAGACATGGCAAAGACTTGGTCTTGAATAGACTGTTGAATGTTATCAATATTTGACTGACTAAAGAATGTTGTATTCAATGGAGTTGGACAGTGAACATGGCCAATTAGTTCCTGACGAATGTCTGAACCAGGCAAGACTGGTTTATTCTCATACAACGAATACTGTCTTGCTGCAAGTTCCTGAAGAGCTGGATCAAGCATATTGGGGACACGACCATTTGGCTTGATATTAGGAAACTGTTGGGATGTAGATGTCAGGTTATACTTATTCTCAACAGATTCGGGTCGGACAAAGTTCATTTATTATACCGGAACAACATTTTCCGGCATTTTCATAGCAATCCATATTTCATTTGTTCTTATTTTCTGTTCGGTTGTTGGATTTTTGGGGTATGGTTCTTTGTGAAGTAAATAATAGTACATCATCATAGTTCCTAATGGTGATAGGGTTACCTTTTCTGTAGTTTTTGCTTCGGCTTTGTAAACTTCTTGTGAATGTAATTCGCCACCAAATTTACCTGGTGGGTTAAAAAGCAATAGCGTTTTGAAGTCTCGTATCATAGTTTTTAGGAAGTTTTTTTCAAAGGCACAATCGGTCATCTTATTTGTTTAGTAACACGCTTTTACCACTATAAAAACTCAGTGGTAGGGGGTATATATTTCCGGAATGGGAGAACTCGTCTAAGTAGTGAACATAACCAAATGTCGTCAGAGCTTCACTTTCAACAGGCGTTTGTGGGAACTGTAAGTCAGACCACGGAAATTGTATTGGCGGGTGAGTCAAGCAATGCCCCTGTGCCTGAAGATGAAACAATCTTAGTACCCTGCAACCTTAACAACGGCGTTGTTACTTACACCGGTGCATATCAAGCCGCCGATTATGTCACGGGACAGGCTGCAACCTATCCCGAGGTGACTATTGATGTAACTAAACTCCTGGCGGCGGCAAATGTCGTTGATGGTATCTTTACAGATAAGGATTCGGCTGATTTACTGGATCCTCTTTATGGTAGTGCACCTACTCTTCAGGGCCTATTCAGGAATGAGCCATGGGATTTTCCCGGCCCAGTATCTACCGCCAACCCCCTCGAAGCTGTAATTTCAGTTACTTATGGTGCAATCACTGCCACAAGCCTTGCCTCTGCAGTGGGTAGTGGTTCATGGGGGCCGTCTAGTGCTGCAGCCGATCCCGCCGTAAACTTATTCGAGCAGTGCCTTGCTGCAGGTAAGGTTTCTGGTTCCACCCTGAGTGATGCAAACGGCCAGGGTGCTGCAGCATTTGCAGTTGGTGATTCGTTAAGCGTCTATGTAACTTATACCCTGACAAAGACTCGTTCATACAGTGCAGACAGTGATCTTTCTGGTGCCGCAGCAGTAGGAGGAACTGCCACTATTACAGTAGGTGGTGTAACTGTTGGTTCTACACCCGTACTTGAGGTTGCTACCCCCGTAACTAAGGTTTATCGCTGGAAGTTTGTGAACAATACTGCTCCTGTAGTATAAATACCTCCTTTAACTAATAAGGATGATTCGTAACCGAACAACAAGAACATATTTACAACAGCATGAAAAAAGTTCACTCGTTATAGAAAATTATTATCTAAATATATTAACCATTTCGAAAGAAATTCAGAGACGGTTAGAACTTTTAGAAAAAGACAATACGTGTTTATTAAATCTCAATGCCAAAAAGACTCAACTGATTAAAATTATGAATGGATATCTTACTCAAACAACTACAAGGGTTGAAACTGTAACAAGTCTGGATACATTGCTGTCTACGATCTCATAGTTTCATATAGAGATGAATGGAGAACTTCTGTAACCTCAAGCGTCATAGAAACGTTTCCGCCCTCTAGCTGAACATACTGGTCATACTCATCTGTAATAGCAATATTAAATACAGTTATGTTTGTAGGTTGCTTTAAATAATACTGTTTTGTAATTGTGTTTCCGCCATCGTCATACACAATTTCATTCTTTCCCACATCTACGATAATCTTCGCGAATGCAGCTGTCTGTGAACTATCGGGTTGATTATGTTCGACAATTCTCCAGTCAGGATTCAGAGAAAGAAAGATATAATTTGAATCGACTGCATCTACAAGCGATTCAGCTATATGATATGTATCAAATCTTGTCTCCTGAATACGATACCCTAAGTTATACCCAAGACCCCAATTATCGTCGCGATTTGAAAAGATACCATCTGCAAAGTCCATTGAAAAACGTACTGCCTTTTCATAACCTTCAAGTATCGTTGGAGGGGGATTTGGCATTAGTTTCGGCTGATTTAAATAGGTATATCCTTCAATCGGTGGTGCATTTTTCTTTTCAAAGCAAGAGATAGTAAGTTTCCCGGAAATAGGGTTACAAAATATAGAAAAGCTATTATTAGGAAATGTCTTCTTAAACTGTGAAAAAAGCTCGATAAATAAATCATTTGCAGCAAGAGTATTTACGGTGTAATTGCCTGCTGTTATCACAATACGACCATTTATAAGACCTACTTCTTGATTAGGCTGAATCTTAACTTTCATACTTGTGTTTCCACGAATTTCAGAGAACGTATACCATGTATTTGGAATCTCTAAGCTTGACAAACGAACAGATGTCACATTCTTAATTGGTGCCAATAACTTAAATAAAAAGTTTGAAGGGTTTGATCCTTGGTCGCTACGAAATCGAGAATCAATTGAAATTACATGTACTTGGACAGCCTTGTCATATGCAACACCTGTAGTTGACCTATGTACATCTTTTGGTAGTTCGGCAAGCAATGCAGCAGCTTGATGACTTCCCTGGGGCTTTTGAAACTCATGTTGGTCTTCTAACTCATCGGGATGAGCGTCGTGACCGTCTATATGGTCTTCGTATTCTACAAAGTTAGCCGTTAGCATATCTTTTGCATTGGGTTCGAACTCTTTGCGAGCTTCTTCATCATTTTCTGCCAGGAGTTCCAGGTATGTCTTCCCGCTTAAGTCGTTCGAATTAGCCATTACTTCTTCTTAGAATACATCCCTGAAAACGTTTCGAGGTCATCTAACCAAAGCTGTTCAGGTGTCTTCTTCTCAAGGCCAGCAATCTTGCCACGAAGAGCTTCTAGGTCAGCCTGATGCTTACGTGCATTTGTCACTGTAATAGACTTGATTGGAAGATCCATTAGGTAATCATAAGAGTCTGATATCTTTACAAAGTATTTCTCAAGCAGAGTATCACATTCCTCACGAGTCTTCCTGCGAAGGTCTGGGAGAGGAGTATCGAGACTCTGTTGCTCAATAAACTTGACTACGTTCTCGTGGAAAGGAAGTTTTGCCTTCATCTGTGCCAGACAATGAGCACGACGCTTCTTGTATAAGTCAAGACGAATTACAGTAAACTCGTCAAGAATTTCGTGTAAAGTCTCATACTTGTTGATTATACACTCAGAGTCAAATGCATGCATATTAGTCAACTTAATCTTGCTTGTAAGAGACTTCTCGATGAGCTTAGTGTGTTCAGGAGTTCCCGTAAGTTTCACAGTAATGGAAACGTGTGTGTCAGTAGAGGTGTCTGAATAGTCCTTGATAGTCCCTTCAGTCAACTGCTTATCAAGCCACTCCTTGTAGTCAGATGTCCACGTCTCTACTGGGAGTTCAGTGATTGTCATGGTATCTTTGTTGATCGACCAGTTGCCCTTGACAGTATAGTCAGAACCGGTCTTCTCAATAGTACCAGTAAAGCCACGATACCAAGGATCCAAATTAATGTCTTCTAACTTGACTTCCTTCTTCAGCCATCGCCGGAGACCAACGAGAAGATTAGCTGGATTACATTGAGGAATGTAAGTTGAATATCCTGTGCCAATACCGCGTGCACCATTGACTAGAAGCATGGGTAGAATCGGGGAATACCATTCAGGCTCAACTGGTAAGCCATCATCATCACGATACTTCAAACAATCTAGGTCATCAGCAGGAACCAATGATGTGATGTATGGTTGAAGGTATGTGTGAATATAACGGGGAGATGCTGCATCATTCCCACCCTGAAGACGAGTACCAAATTGACCCTGTGGTACAAGCCAGGCCAGATTGTTAGACCCAACATAGTCCTGAGCCATACCAATAATGGCATCGTTCAATGATGCCTCACCGTGATGGTAGCCTGAATGTTCGGAAACATAACCTGCAAACTGAGCCACTCGGATTTCAGTCTTCAAGTTCCTTTTCAATGCAGAGAATAGAATCTTGCGTTGGGAAGTTTTCAGACCATCCATCACGTTGGGAATACTTCTTTCCAAATTGTAGTTTGAGAAGTGAATCAAGTCTTTGTTTACAAAATTCTCGTAGAGAAGCTCTTTCTCGCCGCCAACAATATCTGAACGTGAATAAGTCTTCAACCACTCCTTGCGGTTGTCCGACATAGACTTGTTGAATGCCAGCTCAATAGATGGATCAGATTTCTCCGAATAGATATACTTGACAACATTCATTGACTTGAAGTATTCCTTTGCCTCGTCGCGGGTTGAGGTGCCTAATCCCTTGTAGTACTTGACTTTCCAGTTTGTATTTGTCTTCTTCCATTCCTCGTACTCATATTGAGAGTAGAACGAGAGTGTCTTAGAACCCTTGGTTGCTTTTACTATTGGAGTTGCCATATACGTAATGAACCCAGGAATCTCGATCAGCTGATGCCATAGCTCATGGAATAGATTGATAAGGAGACCGCGAATATGAGAGCCGTCATAATCCTGGTCGGTCATGATAAGAATAGAACCGTAACGCAGTGACTTGACGTCGCTGTACTTCTTACCAGACTCTAGACCAATAATCTTCTTCATGTTTGCAATCTCCTCAGTTGCTTCAATCTTCTTAGATGTCATATCTTTCACATTTAGCAGCTTACCACGCAGGGGAAAGACGCCATACAATTTGCGTTGCTCTTGAGATAGACCAGACAAAGCCATTGCCTTAGCTGAGTCTCCCTCTGTAAGAATTAACGTACATTCATGGCTTCGGTTAGTTCCCGCCATGACTGCATCATCTAGCTTGGGGATTCCAGTAATCTTGCTAGTCTTTTTACCGTCCGTCTTCTTCAGGTCTTTTGCATCCTTTATATTCTGAGCTTCCAATACCTTGTCTACGATGCACAGCTTTGTGACTGCCTTCTTCAGGAAGTCTTCTGATAACTTACACGAAGTCTTGGATGTCAGAACTTCCTTGGTTTGTGAGCTGAAGGATGGGTTCTCAACAAAGCAATGAATGAATACTGCCAATGAGTCACGAACTAACGCTGGTTTTACCTTAATTTTCTTCTTGGTTTCAATAAAATTTACAATATGAGAAACAACTTGATTTGTAATTTCATCCACATGCTTGCCAGACCTAGTCCAGATGCCGTTCACAAAGGATACGCTGAACGCCTTGTCGGTGGGAGAATCGGCAAGTGCAATATGCCAGTTGAGTTGAGGATTATCTGTGATAATGGATGCATCTTTACTCAGGTACCAACTAGCGTACGTTGTAATATCTCGAAACTTGATAGGTGTGTTGCACCATGTAATCTTGACATCTTTCCCAACTGTCATTGCCAAGTCGTAGACACGCCTTTGGACAACTTGAAGAATCGGTTCAGGGATTGAATCTGTCCAACCAAACTTTGTAAAGTCGGGAGTCCAGATAATCTCAACACCTGATTTGGTCTTACAAGGCTTTACAGAAGGTGTTCCTATTTTAGACATATTATTCTCAAAAGTCTGATTGTATTTTAAACCGCGCTTGGCGTCTACAATAGTCAATTCAAACTTCTTAGAGAAGATGTTGACTAGCTTGACACCATATCCGTTCTTACCACCAACTAGCTTCTTTTCATCTTTATCGTAATTTGTAGAAGTCAGGAGCTCACCAAAGATGAGCTGAGGAATATATACATCATAATCTGGGTGCTTTTCTACATCAATCGATTCACCATCATTGAAGATAGTGAATGTCTTCCCATCAGAAGAAATGTTTATGTTCTTTACTGGATTAGTGGATTTGCGTTCACGAAGACGAACAACATGATCATGTGCATTGACAAGTAACTCATCAATCAGCTTGTAAAAGCCAGGATTGAAGTTCACAGTCTTTGCCACAAATGATTCATCTTGTACGACATAGTGTTCCTCTGTAGAGTTCTCAATGCTCCCAACGTAAGTGTCGGGAAGACTGAGAATATGCTCACGATGAGTATGTTTGCGGTATGTCTGGGCAAGCGACATCTTGTTAAGGTTTGATGACATTCCAACATGTAAATTCGTTTTCAAAAGGATAAAAAAATTGCCCGAAGGCATATTATACGAACTCTTCCACCACAACAACCTCCCGACAGGGAGTTAAAACCTGATCCGTTGTGAACGGTAGCTGGTCTTTTTGTTCAGAAACTCCAAAGAAGCCTAGTAGCATTTTGCTTGTTGAGAACTCTTCGAAAGCATTAACTTTCTTCTGAGCCTTGATTACGTTTTCTTCAAGGAAGGGTACCACTTTTACGTAGTAGTTTTCCCTAGCAATTTGAAGAATCATCTTTGCAATACGCAGTTCCTCGATGGCAACTTTGTGAGTATCCATGATAATAGTAAGTTTAAAAATAAATGTAAATTTAAATCCGTTTTTCTTTCTAAAAATTGCCCGAAGGCATATTATTTGAACTGCATCACCTCTACATAAATCGAGGGGTACTCGTTGTGTAGCTTGGCCATAGCCCGTACCACCTTTAGACGGAATGCCTGGCTTGTGCCTAGACGGTCCGCTAAGTAATCCTGGACACTACCTTCTTCTTCATCATCCGAGTCTGGTGGGAGCAACGGAAGTTTCTTGAAGAGATTTTTTGTGTCAGTTGGGGGCTCTGGACTGGTGTACAATATACATGATGCAATCATAAACCCCAGCAGACTGCTTAGAAAACCAGCAGTAAATGAAATAATTTGAGGCTCTGTTATGCAATTCATTTTGTGTTTTCAACAAATCTGGAAACGTGATAATCCGTTTTTCTAGTCTAAAAATGCCTTTCGGCGTATAACATTAGACCCATTACGGGTTCAGAAGTCGGATAATTTCTCGAGCTTCTGCTGTGTTTATAAATATCGTGAACCAATATGCAAGAAAACTTAAGAAAAGAGTCCATCGAAGTATGGTGGTGCACAGCCACTCTATAGGAGCGTACAGTGTATAGAGAAGCCAACCTACGGCACGAAATAGCCGCCAAGCAAGTCTGTCAAGTGCACATACAATTTCTATCAATATCAATGTAATCACGAGCAAGGAAAACCAAGCAAATAACACTCGCCACAGCTCAGGTTCGCTCATGGTATGAGGCTCTCAGGTAAAATTTATCTTAATGTATTATTCAATTCCATTTTTACGTTAAACAATTAAAAAGGTTAAATGCCTCCTAAAAAAGTCAAAAAGATTGAACAGGTTAAAGAGACACCTGTTATATTCTTTCTACGAATTCCAGATGAGGTAAACGATTCTATTCTCCCAGTAGGAGATGTTCTTACGTATTCTGATATTCTTCATTCAGTTGAAGTGTCGAACGCGGCTCAACGTTTTGATAACGAGTTATTGAAGCCAATCCTGGAAAAAATTTCACGAACTCGTGAGTATTCTGAACATACTGCATGTTTCTGGTGTTGTCATAAATTTAATGGTCATCACTTTGTATCTCCAATTTCGTATGAAGCTTACAAGAACATCTACACATGCGAAGGTAATTTTTGTTCTCCCGAATGTGCACTGGCAAATTTGTATTCCGAGCAAACAATTTCAGATGGAACTCGCTGGAATCGCCATGCATTGCTAAACTATCTGTATGCTTCTCTGTATGTTGAAAGTATAACTCCTGCTCCTCCTCGTACTCTTTTGAGAATGTTTGGTGGCCCTCTGGATATTGAACAGTATCGTAATTATATTGCAACTACTAATGATCTAATCCTGTCTGCCCTTCCTCCGATCAGAATGGTATTTCCAGTTATGAATATACAAGGTCCTCTGAGAGATATGAAGAAATACGTATCTCTGTCTAATGATGTTGTTGAGAAAGCATCCGAATCTTTGCGTCTAAAGCGGTCAAAGCCCATTCATGTTAATATTCCGACACTGGATATGTGTATTCAGTCTAAACAGTAACTGGTTATTAGTTTTAAATGAACCAGCATTTGGCTGATATAATGAAAGCACAGATGATTTTAAATAGCGGCGGCGGAGCAAAATCATTTATTATTGTGTCTGTTTTTGAACGGATTGTTCAATACTTTCCTCAATTGTCTGCATACTTGTTCTCGTCATGTAGACGTAAGCAAGTAAATAGTGAGCTTCCTCCTCGTAATAAACAAATCTCTGCCGAAATCTTGTTCGAGCGGAATAAGGAGGAAAAGAAGTCAACTCCAACTTTTTTCCAGAACCGCATGGATGCCGTAATACATTCAGTATCTAAAGTTCCATCTATTTGTCATTTGCTAGCAATTACTCATCACGATTACGTTCCTTATGAGTTTAATCCTATTAAGATTGATGGAGATTTGTATTTTCAGCTGATCGATATCAAGCATTCCGAAGGAAACATCGAAGGACTGAAATTTAAGATTTTTTGCTATGAGCACGAGAGTCTATTTCTTCAATCATATGTTGAAAGTTGCACAACCGACTATGAACGTCATATGCTGAACAAGCTTGGTACAAATAAGTATTTTTTCAATATGATGGTTCAGACTAAGATTAAAGGAGTTCAGAATCCTTTACCAACATCTTATATCATTTTCACAAAACATAAGTTTGCAACTTCCAGAACATTTGATAATGTGTTCTTTGAGCAGCGGGAAAATGTACGAGATCATACTGAGTTCTTTCTGAAGCGTAAAGATTGGTATGATGCAAAGGGGATTCCACATACTCTTGGATTTATGTTTCATGGCTCACCTGGTTGTGGAAAGACTTCAACAATTAAGGCAATTGCAAATGTTGGTAAGCGACATATTATCAACATTCACTTGTCTGAAATTAAGTCTAAGGAGCAGCTAACTCATCTGTTTTTTAATGATGAAATCAACGTGCTGGACAATGGAAAGACTGAGCGTTACACAATTCCAGTAAATGAGAGGATGTATGTGATTGAAGACATTGATGCAATGGGTGATATTGTATTGCGTCGTGAGTTGAAGAAGCCTGAAACAAAAAAGATTAAGATGGATGAGTTTGGTAATATCCTAGAGGAAGAGAACCCAATTGATCTGTCATTTTTGCTGAACCTTCTAGATGGAACGTTGGAATCAAGTGGAAGAATTATTGCAATTTCGACCAACTTTCCGGAACGTATTGATAGTGCATTAATTCGTCCTGGAAGAATAGATATGATTGTTCATTTCAAAAAGTGTTCGATTGAAATCTTAACTGAAATGGTCTGTAGTTTCTATGATATTGCATACATCAACATTACCGACAAATCTCTTCATGAAAAATGGTCACCAGCAGAAGTAAACCAAATTCTATTCCGCAACTTTAAAAATATGGACGCCGCCCTAAAAGAACTCGTCGAATTAACACCATCTGATTTATATGGATTTAAAAATTCGGCATAAGCCGATATTATTCAGCTTTAGCCGGTGTTGTTGGCATTGCCTCTATGACTCTTGCATAAATACTAGACGTGGTCTTACGAACTGCAGACCATGTCTTGCTTGCAACATTCTTGCATCCAATGGATACAGCTTCAGGGTATGTTGTTCCGATCGCTAGACCCAACATACATGATGCACTTGCAGTCAGAATGATGATCGAGAGAGTCATTTTTACTGTATGAGTGTAATAATACGAACTATCCGTTTTTATGGCTAAAAGACAAGTTTTTATGCTTCAAGTGCCTTTGAGCATAGTTTAGTAATAATCTCGATATACTTCCAGACAGTCTCTTTAGTCTCGGGGCTCATCCCTTGGATATACTGCTTTATCTTATCAACAATATCCAGGTCAACGTCACCGCGAACAGTATAATCTTGCTCCATAAAGAACGATTCATCCCTGTCTTGAATTTTAGCACCAAATGGGTCTACAATTTCAGTCTTTACAAAGTTGACAACTAGCATTGGATTTGCCGTCTTCAACATAGAAAGTGTGGTAATGAATACAGGAAAGTCTACATCTTCAGGATACATCTGCTTTAGCTCCCCTAGAAAGGAGTTAAACTGGTTAAACAAGGCATCTATTAGAACTTTCTTAGACATTTCTTATTATTAAACACGACTAATACCAGAAAATTCGTTTTTACGCTGAGACTGTAGAGCTTCTAACCGCTTGCTCACGTCATCATTAGCACTAGTCTTTGACTTGAGGGTATTTTCAGATGAAGTTGCTTCACGTGCAGGCTCGGATGTCTTGGTCATGCCACCAATAAATGTATATAAACTATTGCCATCCGATGAAAAAGAATTAGGTGACTCCCACATAGAGTACGATTCAGATAAGCGACCAGAGCCCTCGAATCCCCAAGCAGATATATCACCAATGGGAGCTGCTCCGGTTGGGGCTCCTGCTGAGTCCTTTGTTGGAAGCTCTTTGCGTGCAGAAGTAGGCTTACTGATATATCCAAAAATTTGGGGACCAACTAGAACTTCCTTGGATTCTGGAACATACAGGGTCGGCACCTTCTTTAGAAATGCAGGAATCTGGTTGCGAGCAAGTTGTTCAACCAGAACAAACTTGTATAAGCTGGATTTATTGAGACCTTTTAGAGTTTCAATAATCTGCTTGCTATGAGGACACCGTTCACTATAGAAAAGATACGGCTGCGACATTCGTTGTTTGAAGCAAGGAAAAAACGGATTAAGATGATAACGAAACTATTGTTTAAAAACAATGGCGACCTTTTCAGTTTCCAAAAAGAAAGCAAACTACTTGACTTCTGAGTTTCGCAACTTTCCATTGACCTTTGTGAACGGTATGCGTCGTGTGATGCTGGGTCAGCTTCCTACTGTGGTAGTGCAGGATGTTCAGATTTTAGAAAATACTACTCAGATGCCCCACGAGATGTTGAAGCATAGGATGGAACTTCTACCAATTAATCTTCTTCACACTGATTCTACAATTATTCGTGATGCCAGAATTCAGCTTAATATTCAACCTAAGCTTGAAGATTTAGTTATTACAACTGATGACTTTGTGGTTGAATCTGGCCGTGATAATTTAATCATGAAAGATCGTGACCTTAATACTCCTTTGCTGTTTCTTCGTGTTCGAAAAGGTGAGCAGGTCTATATACGAGCAAAGCTGGCAGTAGAAAAGGCCTCTCAGGTGTGTACGGCGAGCATGTCATACCATGTAGACCCAGAGCGAGCCGAGAAAGACAAGAAGAAATACGTTGAGAGTGGAGGCGACCCTCGTGTCTTTGATAACTTCTACATACAGAAGTCATACTCAATTGATAATATCGGCCGTCCCAATTGGATTGATGTATCCGTTGAGAGCGTTGGAGTTCTAGAGGCAAAAGACATAATGAAGTTGGCAGTAATAGAATTTCGGCAGCAAGTTGATTCGTGGATGACAAATGCATTGGAGAAGATTACTCGAGAGCCAGAGAAAGACGTATATAACGTCAAGCTTGACCAGGGTGGTCATACTGTTGGTGCATTGCTTCAAGAGGTATTGTATCACTCTAAAGATGTTAACTTTGTGTCATATGATATTCCTCACCCTATGAAGCCTGCTATGATCGTTCGTTGGTGTGGAACAAAGAAGCCAGAAGAACTTCTGAAGGAGACTCAAAAAACTATCCACGAATATTGTGAGATAGTAGAAAAAGGACTATAGAATAATGGCAGACGTCCTAATATTTGATCCAAGCGAATTCGAAGTTCTAGAGACTTTCGACTTCGAAGAAGAAGTTCAGAAACCGGAAGAAACCAGATTTTTTACCCTAGATGCCCAGCTAAGTGATTTCTTCGAGAAGACATTGCCAACGGGAAAGGTTACAAAGCATGAAATCAAGGAACTCAAACAGCTCAAAGACCGGTTTAAGACTGCATACGAGGGATTGATTGTTGCCACCGAATCCGATTATATCATCAATACTGCCAGAAAAGCAGTGAAAGTTCCATGGATTAATTCCGTGTACTCTGAATTTGATTACAATCGATATTCGTATGACAAGGAATGGCGACCAATCTTTGAACAACGTAGAAGTGTCAATTACTATCCGCGTCTGATCGGAGCTCTTCCTCGTCCATATATTAGCAGAGAAGATGGACGCATGATTTCTTCTGCTGTTACACTTGTTGATAAGGAAGGTAACAAGCCTGTGGTAGGTCTTGGAAATTACCTAATGACAAAAACTATTATGAAAGATGATGGAACATATGATACAATTACGGTAGAGGTTCCTAACAGTGCAGATGAACTCAAAACTTTGGGATTTTATTTGGGACATCGACCTGAACTTCCAAATCCTCTGATGGAACATCCTTTCTTGAAATCTAATCAACCTACATTTGTTCAGACAGATGTATCGCTTCTGGATTCTTTTCCAAGTGTCACGGCTATCATGGAACATGCAATTCCAGTGAGCACCGACCCCTATACATCAGCTGGTCTATTAAGATTATATGATGTCCGTTTGTCACAGATTCCTTGGTCTGCTTGGAAGGAACGCTTTCCGCCAGTTGAACGTCAGGATGTTCCTATGCCTATTCTAGAGCTCAAATTTAAGCGAGACTCTCCTGATATCCCAAGTGATATTCTGACCAAAGTGTATTCTACTTGGTATCCCGGGGTTGATTCTCGTTTATGGCTTACCCAGCAAGTTGATGGTGGCTATTTTGTATCCAGACTTCTGTTGTCTGAAGCAAGTTCATCTGGAAGTTTAGCTGCCTCTGCATTCTCCGACGTTCCAGTCACCTCATTCCCAGAATCTACACCTGAAATATGTATGTTATTGACGGCAAACTTTGATAACTTTCTGTCAAGTGGTCTATATCGACCGATTGGTAAAGGAGGCCAGTGTATCCCGGTAAGTACAATTATCCAGGAGAAGGTTACTACTGCATATAAAGGACGTATACCATGGAAAGAGTCTACCAAACATGACCTATTAGTTGAATACCAAAAACTATTGAAACATTTCCAGATTCCTATCATTGCCGAAGCCATTCCTAAATATGAGAAGTACGAACACCTTCCAAAGTCAGAAAGACATGCAGATGTTTTAGCAATTCAGGCCGACCCAAATAGAGAGCCAGAAGATAAGGCAGAAGCACTCGAAAAGATTGTACGCGATCTTACTCTTGAGAACAAGAAGTACTACGATGTTACTGGACAATTTGTATTGTGCTCTCATACACTTGAACTTCTTCGCGGGGCATTAGAAGATAAGTTCAAATTCTATGCAGACTGGACAGTAACCATCGATGGAAAGAGAGTATGTCGGTTTTGTAGCGAGGAAATCAATTCAGATAGTTTCAGTGCCGTAAATGAATATGATGAAGATGGTCATTTAGTTATGGAATACTCTGCATTGGAAACCAATATTGTGAGTACTGATAACTTTGTCAACTCTCTAGCAGAGCTAAAAAGGCTATTTAATCCTGATAATGCCGGCGAGTCATTGCTGTTTACAATCTTAACATTTCTTCAGGTTCTGCCAGATGACAAGCAATTGTTACCAATTCTCCAGTTAATTCGGAAACTGTCTGCTAGTCTAAAAGCACGTGCAGCAGCAAGTAAAGCAATTGCAAAAGAAAAACAAGAATTAGTTGAAGGTGCACTTGGTATTGCCGGAGCGGTTGTTCTGCTTCAAGCACATAATCCATTTCTTATTCCAAAGAGAAGTGTTGGAAATCGTCCACTGAATACATCAGGTTACCCTCGTGATTCAGAAGAACCAGAGGAATGTTATGTATTGGCATCAATTCTGGTTTTGTTACGAAAAACATTCGAATCATTCCCGGGTTCTTACCGTGGAAGCGTAGCAACCATCTTACGCGAAGTTTTGAAGAAGTCTAAGGATTTACAAACCCAATCTCTTCAGTGGATTAAGTTTTTTGCCGAACAGAACAAATCCATATTTGAGAACGCCCGCGAGAGATATGAAGTCCCAGTAGAGGAAGCTTCCAAGAATACATTGGTTCTACCAATCGAATCAGTTGATAATCCTGTATATCAGCCAGGAGAGACGCTAGACGAGGAAAAACCAATGACATGTAAGGCAAATAAGTTGTCATCATGGAGTACAAAGCGGCTTCCGAGTGTTTCACAAACCGAACTTAGGCTTCAATCAAAGATTAACCCATCACCGAACAACCAGCTTGTATCTCCTGTCGATAATGCTATATCTTTTGAGCGTGTACCTGACAATGAAATACGGCGGCGCGTTGGTCTCGGACTTCCAGCTGGATTCCCCACATTAACAGAGTTCACAAAGACCGCTGATGGTTCTGCATTCGTAACTATGACATCTAGACTTTTGTCTTTCTTATCTAATACATCTTTTGCTGTGAAAGAACAGAAGGCTCTTCGCGAGCACCTGGTACGAATTGATATCAATGAGTCAGATTCTATGATTCGCGACATTGCAAAAGGATATTTCTTTGAACTGATGAACATTGTAAAGGGAAGTCCTCCGCTAACCAGAGTAATAAATGATGCTCTTAAGTCTGACTTAACTTTGAGAATGATTCTGTTGTCAAAAGATGCAGCTGAGAAGGAAGACTTTGAGCTCAGAGCCAAAGAACGCAATACGTTAAAGGCTTCTTTGCGTTCGATGAATGATACCGAACGTGAGCTGACACAGCGACTACTGGAGTTAGGCTTAGCCGACTTTATTATAACAAATGTTGACCGCGAAAGATTTGTACGTGAGTTGAACTACAGAGAACCTGTGCTTGAAGAAGTTGATTTGGATAAGCCCGAAGAAGGATACAACAGAGAACGAGATTATGTTGAGAATGGTGATGAACCCATTGCTGATGATGGAACTCAACTACAAGTTGATTATGGTGATTATGGTGATCGGGCTGTTCGTGATTATAATGACTATACTACTCAATATGATTTTGACGAAGAAACATTATAAAGGAAAAATGTATGCCGTTCACAAGTTTTACGAAACTAAATATATTGTTCTTTCACTAACTGATACACATTGTCAGTGTTTAATGCCGGCAAATCCAAATCATACATTTTTTGTTGCAGAGTGGATTCCTCTGGACATGGTTACTCTAGTAAAACCTTCTCAACCTGGTAATTTCTTTTCTTGTAAAGTTGAAGACGCTCTTGGAACTGTCGCCGAAAAGCTGGATCAACTACATCTAAAATAAGCGGATCAATACTTCTATTATTTTTGTCTGTTCGCATAATTCTCCCAACAATTTGATCTACATCGGGTCGCGATGTTGCAATAAGCAGAGTGTTTAATGTGGCCAGATCAAATCCTTCAGAACACATCTGATAAGTAGCAATAAGAATACGTTTGGTAGCACAAAGTATAGTTCGTTGTTCTGATTTTACATCCCTTCCAAGAATACATGCATGTTCTTGGATTTCTATAGGGAGCATTTCAAATAGTTTTTTAGTATGTTCTACCCGGTCTGTAAGCACAAGTATCTGTCTGTTCTTTTCCTGGAATACATCTTTCAAAATTTCAACCAGGAATCTATTGCGTGGTTCGTATTGTGTGACTTTATTGATCATCAATGAAGTGAACATAACATTTGCTGAATTGTAGATGATTGAATTGAATTCTTTGTCTGGTGGGTCGAATTCAAAATACTCAACTTTCACTTTATCATCAATCTTATCGGCTGTATCTGACTTATAAAGCATTGGCCCAAGAAACCAGTTTATTACATGCATTAGCCTATCTTTGCGTTCAGGAGTTGCAGAAAGGCCAAGCATATATTTGGATGTAATCTTTGGGATTGACTGACTGAATGCTTCCGAGGCAATATGATGACATTCATCGACGATTACTAAGCCAATAACCTTGAAGGTATTTGGTGGATAGTCTCTCATAGAGAGTGATTGAAGCATGGCTACAATAATATCTTTGTTTTCGATGTCCAATACATCTCCTTGTACTCGACCAATTCTAGCATCTGGTAGAAAGGATCCGATTCGTTCAAGCCACTGATCACGCAAGAATGTATTGTGTACCAGAACTAATGTAGGAAGCTTTAGTTGACTTGCAATATATAATCCACACACTGTCTTACCTCCGCCAGTTTGAAGAGATACAATGCCATCATGTGGCTCTGGTTTCAAGAAAGAGTCAACGACTGGAATTTGAACTGGACGTAAAGAACCTGTAAATCTCCAGAACTTGTCTGGAGTTTTCTGAACGTCACGTGTCGAAACAGTATATTGACCATACTCTTGGATACCGTAGTGCTTAGGAATATATAGGTGTTGATCTGTTTCCTGATAGACCTTGTATCGTGGTACAAATTGAGGCTTTACGAAGACCGAAGGAACATACGGTTTGACAGTCAGAACACCCTTGATATGATGAGCGTTTATGGGTTTGGGTATCCTATATCCGTGGATAGTCAAAGCCATTCTTTACTTATTTTTACTTGCAAGAATCATATCCATTTTAAATAGGCAAAAACATTTTATCTATGAACTTGCCAAGTTTTTTTGAATTATTAGCAAATCTGGAATCTTTCGATGTGCTAATTATATTTCTACATGACCCGAGACTAAAGAAATCCACTAAAAGGTCGACATTCAATAAATCTTTCGGAACACCCACTTCATTTTTTGTTAGCTGATGTACACCTTTAGTTCCACTTATTGCTTCTATTTCTGTTAGAACTGGAAAATCCGGATATCGATTCTTCCACATCGCTAAAAACTCACGATCATCTGACACAGCTACAAATTTAGATTTATTCAACATTCCTGCCGTTACCATCCTAATATTTATACCGGCCATGCGGTGTGACTTATCAACTTTGGTTGCTCTATCTGTTCCTCGAAGGTGAATACCAATTTTGTTTCTCAAGTCAAATTTTTTCTGCTTTTCGACTACCTTTGAAATGATACGCTGATCAATAACACGAAATACATTGGCAAAAAATTGTAAATCTGAATAAGACAGTCTGTATCCATTCGACGAAGCAACTATTACATCTGCATTAAACTCTTGGTCGGTCAATTGACCTAATTCTGTGGTTAGTCCCATCTCACGAGTATACGGTAACTTTAGTTTGCCTTCCCAAACTTTTGGATGTATCGTGGCGTCTGCAGGAATGTCATCGATTGAATTTAATTTGGGAATATTGACTAAGTCAAAGTATGTATAAAAGGATTCTCCATTGTGTGACCAAATTGGATCAACCCAATCAACATAAATTTTGAGGTTTTTTGTGAGAGCAAACTTTATATACATAATTAAGCATTCAAGTCTATCTCCAAAACCAGAAGGTCCTCCTTTTACTATTAAATATTTCATGTTTATAATATGATTAGAACAAAACCAGAATTGTGGTTACGTGTAAAAGCAGAGGTTACCCGTTCTTCAAAAGGAGGTTTACCAGGACAGTGGAGTGCCAGAAAGGCACAGCTAGCCGTCAAGCTATATAAAGACCGGGGCGGTAAATACATCGGGCGTAAAAGTTCACGTAATTCATTGCATCAATGGACTATACAAGATTGGAGAACGAAGTCTGGGATGCCATCATTGGTAACTGGAGAACGGTATCTTCCAGCTAATGCAATCAAGCATTTATCATCGGCAGAGTATTCTCGTACAACCAGAAAGAAAAGGCAGGGTATGAAGCGTGGACATCAGTTTGTTCGTCAACCTAGAAGCATAGCCAGGAAGACACGTCGTTATAGAAAGTTTTAATTCGTGATGAAACACAAATGAATCGGTCATTCGACTATAATGGAGTTCAGGTTTCTCCTTCTAGACCTGTTCAGAAGTTGGTAAAGCGTACTCGTATATTACATATTGATTCAGGAGACCGAGATACTCAGCTTTTTCCAAATAATGGAAACTTTACTGTTTATCTTCCTCGTGCTTATGAGCGTGTAACGAGTATTAATATTAAGAGTGCTGAATTTTCTCAGATATCAAATTCGGGTGGTGCACTAGTAAAGTTATGGGAAGGTCCAGATATTCAACCTGGCTATACTGCACAAGCCCTTGCATCTGTACCTAGATACTTCTTTCTTGAAGCAAAGGGATTGAACATGTCTGACGAGACATCACCTTTGGCAGACCGTTCTGCATCTACAAACTCTGTTTTTGGTAAGTTTGTTGTTTACAATCCAACAGACCCCGTTACAATCTACAATGAGAGCTCAGATGCTCATCAGGAAATCATATTTTCCCCTCCGCTGACAAAACTAGATAGATTTCAGTTCAGACTTCGTACTCATGATATGAATAGAAATCAATACATGTTCTGGCCGGGTCCTGGCACTGATTGGAGCATTAGCCTCGATGTAGAAACACTTGAGAATGCATTTGATGAATTCTCAACTATTGAAACGCGACTTGGAGACCGGTCATAAAACGGATTGTTTAAATAAAAATCCGAGACTACTAAAAATGAACTCGTGCTTACAAAAAGGTCTCTGGGATGAGTATACTGGCGCTATGCCAATCGGAAGTGCATGCTCTAGCGGACACACTCGTAAAGAAAGAGCAAGGCTACGAAAGACCATGGAAGATGGTTACGACTCTGACGACGGCTGGTTTGAAGCATACGTAAAAAGAGAGATTGAGATGAATGAAGCAGCAAAGAAAAAAGCCAAAGAGAAGCCTATAGTGAAAAAAGAGAAGCCTATAGTGAAAAAAGAGAAGGCTGTAGAGGACAAACTGCTACCTTCTTATTCTGCTTGGTAAAATGGAAAGTCCCTTTTCAATAACGAGAATAGAAAGAAATGCAAAATCGTCGGCCAGATGTTCTTCCGCATAGGACACATTATCACCAAGCAGTAATTGTGAAGAGAAATAAAGTCCTGGCTATTGGTCATAATGGAGTCGGTTCTCGATCCAAGGGTTCTGGATATTCAGATCAGACAATCCATGCAGAACGTGCAGTAGTGAAAAATCTAGGCGATCTTTCACTACTTCGCGGTGCCACATTGATGGTATATCGTTACAATGCACACGACAAATTACTAGACTCCAAACCATGTAACGAATGCCAGATATTTCTGGAAAAGTGTATCAAACAATACGGCCTGAGCAAGGTTGTGTTCTCAATGGAAAAACGCATTTAACAGGTTAAAGTGCCAATACTAAAAAAATGCATACTTACTCAAGGTATTTGCTACAATGAGCATGCTAAGTGATCTAATCACTACTTTTTACCTGACATGCTTTCCAAGATTTACGAACGTATCAAATGTAAAAATGAAGAAGACACCTGTAAAGATATATAGAAGCATATCCTGGGTTCCAGGAGTTTCCGAACCAGTTTGCCTATCTAAAAGTTCATATAGGCGTTGTAGTCTTACATCTTGACCATCACGTTGAAAAGAAGGTGGGGCATATGCAAAGTTAGTTCCATCATCTGTGCGATAAAAAGGCTTTGTCTCGCTAGTCTTTGTAATCCCAAAGTTCTCGCGGGTAACAACTCTCTCGGGCTGAAAATTTGATTCTTCATCATCTTTTACAATGGGCAATGTGGTAGTAAGGTCATCGATACCCTTCTTCATGGTCTGCATACTTGCTTGACCCCGCTTTCTGGGATCAGTAAAGACTCGACCTTCTTGAACTGCATCTCGTTTGGTTTCTGTTTTGGCAATGCCATGTGTTTTTTTAGGCCACGGCTTGTCTGGAAATACGTCATCCAGACTCGAATAGTTCATCTTGTTCAAAGGAGCATAGAAAAATTAGCATTATATTGTAAATGAAGATTACACCCGAATATCTTGTCATCGCTGGATTGATAGTATATATTGCGTTTTTCACTCACCCCCCTCCTGCACTTGTGTCTCTGGTTCTGGCAAGCCCTGTTGGACATGTTCTTGTGCTTCTTGGAGTCGTCGGTGTATTTATGAAGAGTCAGCCAGTCGGTCTTCTATGTGGCGTAGCTTACCTTATTAGTTCGTATCCTGTGTTCGAGCATCTAGATGCAACTGAGCAGAGTCCTAAAAAGCCAGAAGCAAAGCCTCAGCCTAAATCTGGAGCTCCCAAACCTGATATGGCTCAGATTGGAAAACTAGCTAGCATGCTTTCTGGAAAGGGACAGAAGCTCCCACAGGAGAAAGGTAAGGATGTAACGTCTCCTCCCGTGCCTACTACTACTGTGAAGCCCCACGTGGATCCCAAAGTTACAGAGAAATTTAGCCTCTTCTAATAAATGGTCTTACAAAAGATACAGCTGTTAGTTGGATTATTGAACAACAGTACTCTATTTTCAGGGATTATGTTGCTTCTACTCAACGTTGGAAGCAGATTTATTGTTCATGAGTTGAGTCATGACGATAAAGAATACTCACAATATTTAATCCTTCGCAGATTGGCTATATTTGCAGTGTGCTTCGTAGGAACAAAGGATTTTATAACATCTTTGATTCTAACTGCAGCATTTGTAATCTTATCTGCTGGCTTATTCAGAGGGAAGGGACCATTTTCTAGGGAAGGAATGACCAACGGTGAAACTGCCGTTGCTGTTTCATCTGGAGGAGACCCATTTACTGGAAATGCATCAAGTGATCAACCTGGATTGTTTAGTAAAGAGTAAATGGGAGGAGGCTTATTTGGAACACCACTATATTTAAATCCAAAGTGTTTAGTATTTTCTGCATTTGTTCTGATCGTATATTGGCTGCCACATCCAAAGGCATTTCTTCATAAATGTGTTGCTGCATTCCTTTTAGCAACTGCTGCATACATTGCATTGGCATGGTATGACTATGTTTACGACTGTACCGATAGACTTGGACCAACGCTTCTTGGATGGATGTCGGGAGTGTTCAAGCCTGATGAGTACAGAAAGAAGTTTGATCAGCTACCAGTAAAGTATAAAAAGATAGTCAGAGGAGTTGATATTGTAGTTTTGCTTGTAGTTGTTGCAGCATTTGTGTATCCATTTATCGATGTGGTCGAGAGATCAAAGCAATAAAAACGGATTATATTGGATTATATCACTATCAAATAACAATTATCATGACCGTCACATTTCACCAGAAGAACAATGAGTTCGGATGCTACTGGGGAGCTCGTATCGAGAGCCCATATGGTGAAGTTATCAACGTTGATCCATTCACTCCTCTAGAGTGTTCGATCAGCCATCAGAGCAAGCTTGGAAAAATCGGCTTTGGAGTAAAATTCACCAACGGCAAAACATCAAGAGTTCTTCGAGCTAGGACAGTCGGTGAAGCGGAGACTTTTCTCCGTGAAATCAACACCAAACTCAGCGAGCGCTGGTTCTGGAAACAAGCCGGAGAAAATGACTATTAAATTTATACGAGCTTTTGGGCTCAAATTTTTCTTAAAAACGGATTGTTTTTGTATATGATTACGAATATCAGGATATTACATAATCTGCAAAGAATTTAGTTAAAGTAGTTGACCAAGAGGGTCAACAAAATAATTGAATTGACTGTAAATATTGTAATATTCTCGGAATTGACTGAATCTTAGCAGTCATAGGAACTACAGAATGTTGAGCATAAGAACTCGCTGATGTGTAGTACAATTTAACGCGGAAGGTAGGGGCGTTATTTAGGTTACGTTGACCTTAACAACCGAAGAAAGAGGGTCTCAGGTTTAGTGAGACATAGTTAACTGCGAAGGAGGGGCAGTTGCCCAGATTGAACTGGAAAACCCGAAGAGACGGGAATTCATCGTGGCTGGAGAGAACAGCATATCAACTAGTGAACCAGAGTTGGTCGTTACTAATGTATAACGTAAATATACCGAAGGGTCGCGAGAAGGCCAAAAGTAATACAAGATTAGCTATCATGTAATATTTGGGAATATTGTAGGCATACAATATTCTTTTTAGTATACCAGACATACTTCCACATATTTTTCAATCTCTTCCTGGTCTTCTGCCTCCCTCCTTAATCCAACTGGCATTGAACCTCTAATAATCTTGAAGGATGAAACATTGTTAAAACGAATTTTATTATTATACAATTGTAGTGTTAAAGCGAAAATGGCCGTAGCATTTGATCTTAGTTTAGACAAGTTCTTTCGGTTTTGTGCAAGCATGACATTTCTTGGCTACGAATCTCAACCGATTATCTCTAACTTCACTTTTCAACCTCCAGTTTCAAGACATGTTTTATACGAGACTGTTTTCATGGAGTTTGAAGGTGGCGTAGTAAGGACTTTACGGTTTTCGACGCCAATGATTGCCAGGTCTTTTCTGGCAAACATGGAAAGTTTGGAAAAGGAGGTAATACTCGAGTTGGGTCTACAGTTATGCTAGAGCTTAATGCTCACAGAATTTTTACCTGTTGAGCCACCCTTCTTGGCAGGGGCAGACAGCGTCACCTTCTTTTCAGTAACTCCTGAATTAACTGACTTTAGGAGATCAGAAATATCAGAAGGAATGCTGGGAGGCTTCATCTCAACACGGGGCTGAACAGCTGCTGCAGGTGGCTGAGGGTTAGGTCTAGCTATCTTTACAGGAGACTTGATGGTCTGTTGAGCCCGCTGAGGAGGAGGAGGAATCATTGAACTCATGAAGTTGGAAAGACCTGCCATGGGGTTCTCGGAACGAGGTGCCATAGGAGGAGGAGCAACATTGGTTCCGCGCTGATTGCTCTGTGACTGCATTGCTGCAGTAGCAAGTTGACGAGCAATTTCGGGATTAGACTTCAGAACCTGATCCAGGTTAGGAATGGGAGACTTCTGAACCATCTGATTCGTCAGATGAACCATGTAGACCATCATACACGTTCTGATAGGAATGCGTACCAGAGGATGCATTCTCAATTTGTCACCGTACAGGTCATATAGCTCCTCAAAATCCTCCTCCATATCACCAACCTTCATCTGAGCAGCCTCTGAAAGACCATCTAGCTGAAGACCAAATGCCTGAACCATTCCTACGTTCTTAGATGACCATTCAAGACCACCCATACCTGTCACGAACCACTCAGAGAACTGTTGTACAGACCGGTCCATGTCCTTCTCTTTGCGAATAAACTCTAGCTCCATTTCCATCTCCTCCAAAGAAGAGTCCATTGTGAATCTCTTACGCATAGGTACGCCCATCTTAGCTAGACGGTCAAACTTGCGTAGAGTCTCGTACTTCTTGCGTTGAACGTGTTCATCAGACATGCGAGTCTTAGATTGTGTTGGCACAAATGAATCTGCATTCATATTCTGTACACCGCTCCAGGTCTCGGTTGCACCTACTGAATCCAGATTTGGCATAATGTGAGGAGCAGTATCTTCGCTAAAGTTAGGGAGCTCGATTGATTCAAGATTGGGAAGAGCAGTATCTCCACCAGTCATGCTGGGATTTACAAGCATGTCGAGACCGATGATGTCCATTTGTTAGTTAGTGACGTTAGGGTTCTGAAAACTTTAACGCATTACAACATCAATAATTTTATTGTTTTGAACTATTAGCATACATACAGCACGATACTTATCTCGGAATAAGTGTAATAAAAATTTAGATAAACTTGTTCCTAACCAGGTCGGGTATTTTTCAAGTATTTGATAAAATCTAGTTACAATTTTATACGTGTTTTGTGATAGTTCCTTCTTCTTCATTTCAGGGTCATAAAATATGTTTAGAAACTCTCTTACAGATGCACTAACAGATTGATTTTTTTGAAGTATAAAATCAAAACAGACCTTACTACGTTTATTCTTAAGAATCTGTTCTCTGCTATGGAATACTGGTTCCGAAATAACATAATTCATAATAAGTCCTATCTTACGACCAGTTTTAATTAACCAGGGCAAGTACACTAAATTTAAAAACACCTCATCAATACCAAAACTATATTTGCCATGTTCTGAAAGAACTCGTGCAGTTTTATTTCCATAGCGATTAAAGTATTTATTGTCGCTTTCTATGTTATCCAAGTAGTCGGACAGCAACGAGAATGGGGCTTTTTCAAACACAGTCCACGCTCCAGCAATTATCCATGAATATGGTATCCCTTCAAATTCTGGCTGCTCGTCTCCATATTTTTTGGAATAATCATTCAAAACATATTGCATACTAACCTCTCTCCTCCCTTTTGAAAAGTGTTCTAAAAGATGATATCGGTATTTTACAATTTCCCCCGGTTCTAGTTCACAAATATGTGCAACATTTAATGGTTTGGTATTGATGTCAAATATCGGAAAAAAACGCAACAATGTACCAAATAGTCCAGTATGAAACTTATTTTTCATATAGTCTGGACATTCAAATAGAATAACTCGTGCATCCAAATCTTTCATAATTTCAACAAGCTCTTCATCTTCTGTAACATGTCGATCAACAAATATTTGTAACTGACTATTCGGAAATGTAGTTTTAATATTTTTCCAATCTTTCAAACCATCAATATATTCTTGAAAATTTCTAGAAGGAGGATTTGCTTTGAAAAAGACTATGTTTACAGTGTTTGCATATCGTCTGTTTGGGTTTTGAATTGTTGTTAATTTACAAACGTCGTTATCCATTATATATACCTGGTATTTTCCATAAAACGGATTTATAAGCATCTGTGTAATTACCTACAAACGTTTTCATTTTTACTTAGAGTTTTCCATGAACCAAAGACCTTGAAGAAATGCATCTGCTAAGTCGTCTTTTTTGGGGTGTTTAAGCATATAATCCTTCCATTGAGCTGGTACTAATGCAGAGGCATGAACAATTCCAGTTTTCTTGCGTCCCTTATAAGTCTTAGTGACATCATCTATTGTTACCATGTTGGTCAGCTTATGAACGGCTGAAACGCCTTTAGTTGAGTATCCGTGACATTCAAACCACATATGCATCATTGCCTGGACAGCCATCATTCGCTTATCTGGTTGTTGCTCAAATACTACTCTGTGAGAACCATTCCATAAAGAAGTTCGAGATGTCAGTGAAGTATTGATAAAGGGAGCCAAGTCAACTACGCTTCCCTGTTTGCAAGATTTTACACATCGCTTCCAGACACGAGAAGAATAATGAGAATATAGAGCGTCTACGAGGGACTTCTTTGTGGCTCCCTCTAAGTTGAATCCCCCAGCTTCCTTCTTCAATGCCTCTAAGGTCTTTTGTGACAACGAAGTCTTTGTACACACCCTCCCCGCCTTCTTGTGGACAGAACACGCGTATTGTTCTTGTTGCTTCCAGTTTGCTGGTTTGCCACATTTAAAACACTTGGCATCATGTCCAGCTCCTTCAGCCATTACATCTATCAAATCCCAGTGTAGAATCCTGACATCTTTGCGTGAGGTTCCTTCTAGAATACAGAATGCAAGGTTACGTAATCCAACATCGAACGATACAAGCTTCATTTGCTACTTGTATGGTTAGAGTGTAAAAACGGAATAAACCAATAATAATATTTGTATATAAAAATGCCTAACAAAAACCGCCCAAAGGATATTCCTAAGCTAACAACGAAGGAAGACAAGGAGGAAAAAGATCGGCGACGGCAATATAAACAATTGTTCGATGAAGGAGAATTTCTTAGGAAGCAAACTGCAGACTTTCTCGAGATTTTAAAAAGCAAAAATCCACCAAAATCTAAAGATAGTTTCTGGAGGTGAACCGAATAATACGACAAAAGCCAACAGGCTATTTTTTTATGCTTAGGATATACATTGCAACAATAAGAGTCATAGATGCATCTGTAGTTGGGTCATGAGCCTTTTCAAGAGGAAGATGACTTGCAATTTCCTTTATTTCGGACTTCAATAGTTTCTTAATACAATTGTATGTCCCTTCCAATTTGGCTGTACCACACTTCTTTCTGCTTTGAGGGTTCCATAAAGCGATGTCTACAATATGCCTGGGTGGAAGATACTCAAACTCATACATCTTAGATGCATTCTGTAAGGCTTCGATATCACCTGTTCCTTTTACGATGATTGTAGACTCCGAGTAGTGTTTCATAAAGACCTTATACCATGAAGGCGGCTTATGATGTGCTTTGATGTTAGGATCATCGGTGTATAATTTTATTCCCTCTTTGAGAGCTTCCTGACCTTCTGGAGACAATCTCGAAGGAAACGATACTCCCCAACTCAATCCAAGCTTTCCCTCTAATATATCAAGTTTCTTTGCCGTACTAGATTCTACAGTTGCATACTTTGAGATGGTAAAAGATACCTCGCGTTTAGGTTTGGATAATGTTACAAAGAATGGGTTAATATATGACCAGGATCCGTCTACATTTTTTGTCAGCAAAAATCCTCCAATTTCTCTAGGCATAAAAAAGAAGTCTTCGTTTGGTGGAAACATGTATCCTTGATCTCCGGTTTCTCCTAGTACATGCCAAAACTCACAGTCAAACACAAGTATCTTTGCTTGACCGTTAGCTAATATATCCAGGTGTTTGTTGTGGAATCTCATTGTATTTAAGAAGATGCTTTTAGAAGCTGAAGTAGCACAGTCTTAGAATCACGCTTGCCATACGGAATACCCTTCTTAGATAGAACGTCACGAAGTTCAGCAGACGTCTTTGTGTCGAGGTCGTCAAGATCAGGCTCCTGCTTTACCTCGGGTACTACAGGGACAGTAGGAATCTCAACAGTGTCAACAACCTCTACGGTCTTCTCCTCAACTACAGAAGCTCGATCATCTTCCTCTTCTACATCAGAACTTTCAACATCAAGAGGAGGAACAAGTTGGCTTGCCACAAAGGAAGATAATGAGCTGACAACAGACATCACCTTATTTTGCTGCCAATACATGTACCCAACCATGCCGGCTAAGACAAGAACCATAGTTGCAAGAACAAGAACACTGACATTTAAGAAGCTGCTCATTTGGTGTTTTGTATAGACAAAAGCTTCTTCCTTTAAACGTAAAGGATGCCAACTCCAGACGCTTCGCAGTTTACGCAGTTAAAAAAGTACAATGCAGTTCAAGCTCGTCGCGTAGAAGGCGAACCACAGAGCCGCACACGGACTCATTTATTTCAACCTATTCCGTCGGTTACACATCCTCTGAACTTTCTGGCTTCATTTACGAACAAGTATACCCAAGAGAAGAACTTTACACCCATTAATCGTATAACTGGTCGCCAGTATAAGCCCAAGGTTCCGGGTGGAAACGTGAACGGAGAAACATTTGGTGGTGGCGGTGGCGGTGGTGGCGGTGGTGGTGGTGGTTCCCCCCTAACAATTCTAGAGTATAATCAAGATCAAGGACCCGGTTTTATGTGGGGGCTATCTACTTTTGCGAGAGATAGAAGTTTGCCAAATTTTTCATATACCGCTACTATAACTTCTATCCCCTCTCTCCTTCCTTTTCCCTCCAATTTAATCAACCTTACAATTGGAAACGTAGTTACAAGTATAGGTCTGAGTGCATTCTCTGGTTGTATTTCACTGACGTCTGTAACGATTGGAGATTCAGTTGAAATTATAGGTGCTGGTGCATTCTATAGTTGTAGGTCACTGACGTCTGTAACGATTCCCAATTCAGTTACAAGTATAGATGCTGGTGCATTCCATAATTGTAGCGGATTGACGTCTGTAACGATTGGAAATTCAGTTGAAATTATAGGTCTGAGTGCATTCCTTGGTTGTAGCGGATTGATAACTGTAACAATTCCCAATTCAGTTAGAAGTATAGGTCGGGATGCATTCTCTGGTTGTAGCAGATTGATATCTGTAACGATTGGAGATTCAGTTACAAGTATAGGTGAGGGTGCATTCTCTGATTGTAGCGGATTGAAATATGTAACGATTGGAGATTCAGTTACAAGTATAGGTGAGGGTGCATTCGAAGCTTGTACTTTACTGACGTCTGTAACAATTCCCAATTCAGTTACAACTATGGATAATTATGCATTCTTTGGTTGTAGCGGATTGAAATATGTAACGATTGGAAATTCAGTTACAAGTATAGATGAGGGTGCGTTCGGAGATTGTGGTTTACTGATGTCTGTAACAATTCCCAATTCAGTTACAAGTATAGGTAATGATGCATTCAATAATTGTATTGGATTGACATCTGTAACACTATCAAATTTACTTACAAGTATAGGTAGTAATGCATTCGGAGCATGTACTCTATTGACAACTGTAACAATTCCAAATTCAGTTACAAGTATAGGTACTGATGCATTCAAGTTTTCTGGATTGACAACTGTAAAAATAGCAGCTAGTCAATTAGGTATATCATCGCCTGCTAGCGGTGTTTCATTCTATGGAGTAACCGTAACTACCGATCTTCCTCCTCCTTAAAACTCTTCATCAAAGCGAACGGTCATTTCTGCTTGAGAGAGACCAACACCTGGCTTAGAATACTCTGAAACCTTCTTCTCAAAGAAGTTGGTCTTACCCTCCAATGAAATCAGCTCCATGAAATCAAACGGATTTGTGGAATTGTAAATCTTTTTTATGCCAAGCTGAAGTGCCAATCTGTCGGCAACAAACTGAATATATTGCTGCATGTCTCGGGAATTCATTCCAATTAAAGAGCAGGGAAGCGAGTCCGTAATAAACGCTGACTCGATACGTACGGCATCACAAATAATGCTGCCAATTTCATCTGAGCTCATCTTGTTCTCCATCTTATGATACATGGCAACTGCAAACTCAGTGTGTAGTCCCTCGTCACGAGAAATCAGCTCATTGCTGAACGTCAATCCAGGCAACAGACCACGCTTCTTGAGCCAATAGATGGCACAGAAGCTTCCAGAGAAGAAGATACCTTCAACACATGCAAATGCTACAAGGCGGGTAGCGTATGACCGTTTGTCGTTCATCCAGGTGAGTGCCCACTTTGCCTTCTCGGCAATGCTTGGGATAGTATCAATTGCTCTGAATAGCATTGTCTGTTCAATTTTATCCTTCACATACTGGTCAATAAGCAGAGAATATGTTTCGGAATGAATGCCTTCCATAGCGTTCTGGATACCATAGAACAGTCTAGCAATTGGTGATTGGACTTCTACCTGGAACCGAGATGCCAGATTTTCCTGAACAATGCCGTCAGAACCTGCAAAGAAGGCTAGAACGTTCTTGATAAAGTGCTGTTCATCTTTTGTTAATTTCTCCCAATCCTCCTTATCTTTGCTGAAATCAATTTCTTCTACAGTCCAGAAAGTTCCTACTGCTTTCTTGTATAATTTGTACAAGTCTTGCTCTGACTCCTTAATAGGGAACAGAGTATAACGCTCACCAAGAGTTGTGCTAGACGAGTCAAATAGAGGCTCCATATTCTGAGGGCGAGGAAATGAATTAAATACTTCCATCTTACTCAATATAAATATGAGTGGTCCAAATCCATTTTCAACTTCGAATGCCCTGCAACATAACTTAGTACCAAAAATTCTAACATCCCCGTTGCTTGGAGCACCCTTTCAGGTCGTAGTTGACCTTGTAGACGTTCATACAGCTTATGCTCTTCAGGTAGGTTCGGCAGCAAACCCAGTTCAACTAGAGTTTGTTAATCAGCTGGGGACAACTGGAAGCCCTGTACAGCTTGAGTATGTTAATCGACTTGGAACTAGGGCAAAACCAGTAGTGGAGGAGAATGTCCAGCAGCTATATGCAACCGGTATTGGATCGCAGGCATTTCCAGTGGAAAGGGCGTATATCGGAGAGATTGGGGAGCCTACGTTTCCTAGCGCGAACATTTACACAACAAATCTAGGTTCTGCCGAACACCCGGTGGAAAGAGCATATATCACGGAGATTGGAGAGCCTACGTTTCCTAGCATGAACATTTACACAACAAATCTAGGTTCTGCCGAATATCCAGTTAGCCAAGCATATATTGCCGAGATCGGAGATTTTGGTGCAAGCGGAAATGCCTTCTTTAATGAAGCGACTATCGAAACACTCTACTGTAGCAATATCATTCCTCCTCCAGGAGGAGGTGGCGGAAACGGTACCACTGGTGCCACTGGTGCCACTGGTGCCACAGGTGCCACAGGTGCCACAGGTTCTCCGGGTGCCACTGGTGCCACAGGTGCCACAGGTTCTCCGGGTGCCACTGGTGCCACAGGTGCCACAGGTTCTCCGGGTGCCACAGGATCTGCAGCCAATGTAATAGGGTCTACAGGAATACAAGTTACATATAGTCCGGGAGGAACTGCAACGATTATAAATAAAGGTGTTCTCGGAATAACTGCCGGATCTAATGTAATCCTTAGTCCCCCAGATGCAAATGGTGTTATTGCCATTAATGCCGTAGCAGGAGGAACTGCAACTATTCTAAATGGACCACCTAATGAACTCTTGCGTTTTGGAGCAACTGGCGTAACATCGGATTCCAATTTGACTTACAATGGTTCCGAAATGACAATACCAAACACACAGGTTATTTCACCTGGAGAGATAGGGCGAATGCGTTTGACTAATCATGGAGAGACGTCCTATATTCAAAGCGGATTAAGAAATGTTATGGGAGATGGAAATATTTTAAATATCAGTCCATTTTCTTCAACTTCATCAATCGCCCAATTTGATACACAATATGGAAGAGTATGTCTAGGAGGAGGGTTGTCTCCAGACCCAAATGCACAAAAAATTCAAGTTTTAGGAAACACAGTAATTAATGGAACAAATGGTTCCGGACAATATCCTACTACATTCCAAACTTATTCTTCTGCAGGAACGACGACACTTCCCGGAATAACTGGAACTGTATATAATATTTACGGTTGGGGACAAGGTGGTGCAGGGCAAGGAGCACAAGCTGGTGGAGAAATTGAAATTAAGGAATTGACTGGCGGAAATATAACCTGGACTTTTGCTGGCGGGGGAGCAAGTGTATCCGGAAATACAGGAGGAAATGCATTATATGTAAATATTTCAGGTGTAACTGGAGTGGCTTATGGTGGTGGTGGCGGCGGAGGTACCACTGGAGCAGGTGGAAATGCATCTTCAGTGACCGGAGGATCTGGCGGTCAATTTACACAAACTACTGTAGAACAGCTATCTTTTGCAAAAACGGGGGATGTTTTATCCGATATACAAATTAGATCAACCTTTAGCTTTCAGACAGCTGATTTTTTGACATTACCTTCTGGCACACTAATTAGAGCTTCAGCTGAAAAGACAGGAATCAATAGTTTTGGTATAGTTGATGTTTTAACATTTCCGGAAGGAACTACATTTTCTATAGAAACTACTGCAGTAGACTCTGGAATTACTGGGTCTGGAACATTTACATCAGAAGATGTGACAACAATATACGGTTCTTACAACAATCCAAATGTTGGAGTCGCCGGAGTTCCTGCATCCGGTGTTACGGGGGACGGACAGCAAATTTTTGATGGTACAACTGGTATAACCGGAACTCAAGTTGAATTTTTTAATTCTTCCGGAATAAGCGGAACATCAACATTTGGTGTGTTTGGAAATGTTCAGTCTCTATTTCCCAGTTCGGGACCCGTATATATTTATTTAGAAAACTACTATGATAATAATTCAGAAAACCCTAAAATATTTATAACAAACAATACAACCTGTAAGTTCGCCTTAGTTGCTACATCACTTGCAACGCCACCACCACCTCCTATTACGGCTTCATACAATACGACTTCACAAACAGTTACCGTTTTACCGACATACACAACACCAGCTGGAACTCAAATACGAACGGTAAGTTCTGTTATACGCCTACATGGAATCACAGGAACAACACTGGGAGGAGCCGGAGATTTTGGTGGTGGGGGTGGTGGTACTTTTGGTGGGGGTGGTGGTATTGTTGGTGGTGCAGGTGGAAATGGTACATCATTTATTACAGGAATTACAGGTGCCGCTGCCAATAATGGAAGTGGTACAGATGGGTTCCGAAACCGCTACAATAATTATCAATATGGTGGAGCCGGACAGCCTGGATATATAGTTATCGAAAGTGTTAATACAAGTACCCCAAATCCGACATTACTGGTGAATGGAAATACTACACTTAATGGTGGATTAAAGATTAATGGATATTTACCAAATTCTGGAAATGATAGTATTAATGTAACTAATGATATTACAGCCCGCGGATTGCAATCACAAGGTATTTTAATTCAAAGTACTCCTGGTGGAAATGGAACAAACCAAGGAGGACAAATTTTAGCATTCGAAAATGGTGTAGCAACGCAATCTGTAAATTTTCCAGCTGGATTATTTGTTAATACAGCTGGTCCGACTGCAAGAAGTAATCCAAATGCGCATTTATTCCCCGATGGTTCGTTTAATATGATTGGAACTATGCGAGTAGGAGCTGGAGCGTCAGGAACATCTGCAGGAAGTATTTTTGCTACTGGCACTGCAACAGCAACAGACTTTCAGATTCCATCAGACTCACGCTTAAAGGAGAATGTCCAAACTGTTGATTCTGCATTAGACAAGGTTTTAAAAATGCGTGGAGTATACTTTAATAAGTCAGATGACCCAACAAGGCGTATTGGCGTAATTGCCCAAGAAGTTGAACAAGTTCTTCCTGAAGTTGTTCATACAGATGATAGCCCCGAACAGATGAAGGCGGTATCATATGCAAATATTGTAGGTCTGCTTATCGAAGCTATTAAAGAGCAACAAGAAATGATTAAGAAACTTATGTGAAATACCATATGATATATATTGCACCTGCTGCACCTGCAGCTCCGCCTGAACCATTGCTGGTAGATCCTCCTCCTCCATCTCCTCCCTTTCCATGAATAGTAGTGCCATCCTTCCAATAAGAATCTGCTGGAACACCACCAGATCCCGGATTTTGGGGATAACCAGTTCCTTGTGTTCCTGGGACACTTCCATTTCCAGCTGTTTTAGCTCCTGGCCCTCCACTACCATCGTATGATATTCCCCTGCTACCGTTATATCCTCCACCCGAACCGCCATTGCCTTGGTTTCCTCCTGCCGCGGTATACTGTATTCCATTATAACTTACTGATGTGGAGTTAGTTGATGTTGGACCAATGCCATTTCCTCCAGATTGAGCTTCATTTCCAGCTACTGGATTTGATGGACAACCAGTTCCGTAACCTCCACCACCTTGAGCACATCCAGCTCCATAAATTGCAGATGTAAACAAAAGTGACGAATTATATTGTACACCTACAGAACTGGAAATTACTCCTGAGCTTGCTCCGCCTCCTCCTCCACCAACTCTTATATCACTATCACAATTGTATCCTCCACCACCACCAGCTCCTCCGCCTCCTCCACCAATTAAATATATATCAAAACGAGTAGGAGTAGGCCTATCTAGTGGAGCAGCTGGGGTTCCTGATGTATATAATACACCTAGTAAATTGGGATTTTCTGAAAATGTTCCAGCTAATGATTTCAATGAAAAATTAGTACCTACAGGAGGAATTGTATTAGGACCTGTTCCGTTTGCATTATAATATGTCTGTCCTCGTAAAGAATTCATACTAGTAAAAGTTAATGTAGGATTTTGGTTTCTATAGTTTATTAATACTTGGTTTAAACTCAAATTAACAGTTGGAAATGGAAATACAGACGCCATATTACTCAAATCTTAGAAACTAACTTGTGGATGGACAACGATGATACTCCCGAGGCATCCGAGACTGGTTTCATTTGAGTCTTGGTGCGAAATCCCATGACATGTGCTACAACTCCTGCCACAATAGTTTTAGGAGTATGTTCAAACTCATCCTCTGACTTAGTAGAGATCTCAATAAGAAGATCAAAGATCTTAGTCCGCTGACCATCATTCAATGCCAATGTTGCACACAAACGTTCTGCAATTCCCAACTGGGTTTGGAGAACTGTATTTTCGGTGACAACAAATCTGGAAACGGCCTTACACAAAGAACGAATGCTTACTCGGAAGACTTCTGCAATCTCTTCGTGAGTACGTGATGCACCATTCTGTCGACAGGCAACATATACAGCTGCTCCCATGAGTGCTCGTCTGGTCTCACCTCGAACCTTCTGGGCATCGTCCATAGTCTTATATAAACCACATGCATCCATGATGACAGATTTAGGAAGATTCTGAATTGAACAGTGTGATTGAATATTATCGAAAATTCCCATCCAAGACCGCTCAGAATTAGATGACATTGACCACGTAGATAATCTCTGAAGTGATTTCATATTTGTATTTGTTGATGAAATACCTCGGAATGAGATAACAGATCCATATGATGATACTGGTAGCAAATCAGATGTTGTAAAACCAGTACGGCCTTTTTCTTCTTTTCCATCGTCATAATTACGCCATTCAGCACTTTCATCAATAAACCGGTCTCCAATAATTCCACAAGTTTCACAGACATATTCCCCATCATCAACTACAAATGAATGTTTGCACATGATTCTTGGTGTTGTTTGTCTAGGTATTATTTTGCTTCCGTTTTACGCGCCGCCGCTTTCTTTTCATCTTCAGTGACTGGTGTATAAGAAAGATTCATATCAACTATTGAACCATAAGGGGGAAATATATCCGAGAACAAACCTTCAAAGAACTTGTTTTGGATAAACTTCAGCTTCTCAGTGAGCTCATCTAAGAATAAAAATAATGCAATCACAAAAAAGATTCCAGAAATCCAGGTATCAACAGCTAGTTCATTACGCTTTGATGTTGCAAAGAAAGCAGGAATCAATAGAGTAATCTCAGATGCCCAGTAACCAAAAATGGCAATCAACATAATCTCGACACTGGCATCGGTCACTTGATACAATGTAGACCGAGCTTTCCATGGATCATCGAACTCATCGAAGAGATAATATAACACGTAAGAAATGAAGGCACCATATGCCGTATGGACTATCGCTAAGAGAGCTGCATTGCCTGTAACTGCAAGATTTTCAGTATAAGAATTTATTCTCATTTGTTAATTGCGAACAATATATGTCATCGAAATGAGTATCAAAGGAGTCAATACAAATACATTTTGTAACCACCATTCTGGACTCCACAGCCAGATAGCATTGGGATCTAATGGAGAAAACAGGACTGTAAATACACCCCCCGGGCTAAATTTTTTAGTTCCGTCTCCTGTGATTCTCCACCACATATTGCCTCCTCCTGGGCCAAACTCTGCATATAGCAACGTTATTATTGATGCAAGTAACCCAGATGATACAGCTACATACCATTTTATCTTCTTATGCTCGTACTTGACCCATACAATAACTCCTATTACAACTATTACGGCAGTTATACCACCAACTACAAACGGATCCATTTGTTCTACTACTACATAAATGTTGGATCGTAAACTTGCGGACGATAGTTTGTAACCAACATAGGCTTGCCTAAATCTTTGGTCTTTACCGGTTTTAGCCAAGAAATAAGCAGATATTTCTCTTCTACATTCCAAACCCAAAAGCCAGCTTTTAGAAGTTCTCCAATTAGATAGTTGATTGCATCCTTGAAGTTATACAGGGGGTACCCAAATACAAAAGATGGAACTTCAAATAGGATATAAGGTGCATTCGCGTTCATTATCGCTTGCTGACGTACTTTACCTTCAATCTGTGCCAGGACGGGTTTCATTGCAGTCATCTTATACAGTCTGCGTTCTTCCTGTTCATCCCATACTTCTCTGGCTTTCATCATGATGAACTTCTATTACTAAATGGTATTTAAAATACTTGCATTTGGAGGCGGAGGTTCCAGGGGAATTTTACATACAGGAGCAATAAAATATTTTGAAGAATCTGGTCTACTAGCCAATGTTACAGATGTTTATGGTTGTTCCATCGGTTCGGTATATGCAACTGCAATCGCCCTTGGTTTGAATTCAGAACAAATTATAAAAATGTCGTATAAGTTCACATCATTTAGTGAAATTTTTTTTGGAAAGTTGTCGTTGGAGAGACTAGGACGAAACTTCGAAAAGAAAGGCCTATTTGAAATGGATATGCTTGGAGAATTCCTTGTAAAAATATTTATGGAAGATTCGGGAATTGATTTGAGAACAACGAAAATAAAAGATACAAAATTATCCCTACATATTTGTTCCTCCAATGTCACGAAAAAATGTTTAACTGTATTTGAAGGAGATGTGCCAATAATCGATGCTATTAAAGCTTCCTGTTGTCTGCCATTGATATTCTGTCCACAAAACATTAATGGAAACATGTACATTGACGGGGGTTACTTATCAAATATGATGTTAGACTATATCCCGCAAGAACTCAGAAAATCTACATTGGAGCTTTCTATCCGATTTGAAAATATTGTTATGACTCCAAAAGCTATAAAACAGATGAGTCATCTTACATTTTTGTACGGACTCTATAAGGTTTCCTGTCTTTATGAAATGAAGAAAAAAAAACATAAAAATGATATTCAGCTGTATAGTAAACTTTCTTCTGGAATATCTGATGTCTCTAATGAAAAATGTACAGAAATGATTGAATCAGGATATGAATCAACTAAGAGTTTTTTTACCCAAGGTTCCAACTAGAAAAATATCAAATGTAGCGGGGTCTGGGACTGCCTGAAGAAGATATACTTTATCTGCTGTTTCTAACTTAAATGTCGGATATTCCTTGACATTGTATAATGCAGCCTTCCCCTTATCTGCTTCTGCATTTATTTCTTCGAACAATACAGTCTTGCCCCCATATTTAACTTGTTTGTTCTTCATCATTTGCTTGAATGCCTTCCATGGTTTCCAGGCTTTGTGAGACCACGGACACCAAGTGGTATAGAAGAACATAAATCTTGCTTGATCACTGTCTAGACCATTGTGCTGAACCGGAGGATCTTCAACAATGAACTTACTGCCAGGATAATAGCCTACAAAAAATCTGTATGCAGCGATGACAACAAAGAAGGTAAGACAAACCACTAATATTATCCAGACTGTTTCACTCATTACGAAATGACGGGTATAAAAGTTTTGCATCTTTTCTCTCCTGGGAAAACCACTCTCTATAGGCTACTTCGGGTGTTGTACCTTTACAGATAATGGAGTAGGCAATGTTGTAGGTTTGACGTTCGGGCTCGTATTGTTTAAGCAAGACTTTGTACCATTTCCCCTGAACACGAATTGCAGGAACCAGTTTGTTTTGGGTTTGGAGAGTTGGTTCCATTCTTTGAATGTATAAGTGTTGCTCATAGATAAATTACATCTCGAACAGATAGGAACCAAATTTTCCAGAATTGTTTCGCCTCCTTTTGACTCAGGAATATCATGACCGCATTGGAAATCAAATACGGTGATTTTGTTTTCACACCATACTGTAGCACACCTAGACGAATATTGTTTGCCATACTTTTTCAACCAGACCTGTTCGCGTAACGCTTTTGGAATTTTCTGTTTGCTGCTCATTATACATATACTGGTCTAGGCTGAAAACGGAAACATACAGCAATTAATAGAGTTTGTCAACAAAATGGAAGCTTCTGGACAAATGCATTACAACCGGCTCAGAGCTTTAATAAAGGACTTGGAGAGCAACCCTCAAACAAAACCACCTTCGTGGTTTCGTGAGCAGTACCTTGTCATGAAAGAGTTGTGTGGACATTTTACACAAGGCTTCACTGACATTCACCCTGAAATTACAAATAGACAGTTTCGACAAAACTGTACAGACATCGATCTCTACATCTGCAATATGATGGAGTCATACGAAACATGTGGAATGTTCTGCTTGTCCACCTACCTATTCTTCAACCAGATGTTACTCGAAGTCGTAGACATGGGTTTGGATGAGACAGAAGATAGTCTATTCGCTGAGATGTTCGGCAAAATGAAAATTTAGGCTGGAAAGCCAACAAGACCTGCTCCAATACCAAATCCTGCACCTGTGCGGGCGGAAGCGCCAACAGAGGGAGCATATACATCGAGGATGGCAAAGGTTGCCATCGCGGTCAAAGAAATCATACCGATCTCATTAATTTTTAGCTTTCCAGAAAAGAAGTATGCAGCCAGGGCAACTGCTACACCTTCAAGTGCATACTTAACTAGACGGGTCATGAGGTCGGACATATCAGGCATCATGCTTGGGGCTTCCTTCTTATCGGTCATTTTATATTCTATAAACGAAGAAAAGTAGATGACTGTGAAAACCTATCACGTTTCCATTGATCCAGATGTTATTGAAAAATATAAAATATACAACAGCGGAGAGAGGCAGATAGATTTTTACATTATGGCGTATCTGAATTCTCCCGATGGCTGGTCACAAGATGGATATTTTTTTGAACCGACAGAAAAGATTAAAGCTGACGTCTGGATTCGGTTATCGATGTCAAAAACTATCGAAAAAATTTGCGGGCTTCCAGCTATGCTTTCTTGTGCAATTCTTGGAGGAAGAGAGATGTATCTCTGTGCCGAACGTTGGTTCAACGGGTCTGAGGAAAGTAGACTTAGCTTAGAAGATTATAGGCAATACATGGTATCACATGAGATGGGACATATTCTTGGGAAGAAGCATGTAAAATGTCCTGGTAAAGGAAAGCCAGCTCCTATTATGCTTCAACAAACACTTGGGATTGGAGAATGTATTCCTAATACCAATGTAAAGGGATGATTGAACAAGAAACAATGCTCACCGTTGTTGGTGTAATATTGCTTGGAATATCATATGGTCTCAGCTCATCTTATATCTCAAGTGGAAGTCCAAGTTGGAAAATAACTGGATCGGCATTACCATTCGGAATGAATATGGCTGTTATGCTTTATATCGCGTATGGTCTTTTTAGCGTGTCTAAGTTATCAGAACGAGTAAAGGTTATTATTCTACTTATGTTTATAGTCGTATCTTATATTGAAATTTCGTACATGTATGAGAAGCCAACATCTTGGTATGGAATCAACGTAGCATGGGCTGTTGTTACCATGTCTACTCTTGTTCGTCTGTATTTCATTATATCGCTTCATTGCGATTTAACCAAATCCATATTTGTTGTTGCTGCTAGAAGCATAGTAGAACCGACCAAGATTGCAGCTGTTGTAGCAGAGTCAAAGTCAGAACCAAATTGGGATAAGGCTAGTAGCATATTTGAAAATGCCTTGAGAAAAATTCCAGATTTGTCTGCAGATGAAAAGATAGAGCAGATCAATAAGTTCAGAGCTGCAAGAGGTCTGCCTCCCAAGGATGTTTCTCTGAAGGGTGGCAAGCGTTAAAAAGTCACTTTCAGGCACCGAGGTATATAGTAATAAAATGTCACGAGAGCTACTCCCAAAAGAAGAAGATGGTCAAGTAGTAGATTATCTCGAGGAAGCCCCCGAGATTCCCACCCAGAGATATGCAATCATGTCTTTTATCTCTCCTGAGAAGGTCATCAAGCAGAAGGAGTTGTTCTACTATGAGCGTTTCCTGACTTGGCTAGATTATGACTGGAAGGTGACTGGTCTTGAGGGGTTTATGGCGTTTCTCGGAAAGAAGTATTCTCTCAAAATTGAGGATTTGATGAACGACATGACTGAATTCCGCAAGGTTCATAATGATGAGATCAGCAAGTCTGACATCCAGGAGAAGTACCAGGTATTTCTAATGAAGCATGAGAAAGACCTCGATACTGAGTTTACGGAAAAGGTTGAATTCCGAACCAATGTACGTGGTGTCAAGCTTCGTCGTGTGTTTTCAAATTTGGAGGAGGCTCAGATGTTTACCAAGGTTCTTCAGCGTAAGTATCCTCGCGACAATCTTTACATCGGTAAGGTTGGTTGTTGGTTGCCTTGGGATCCCTCTGAGAATGTTGTACAGGAGGTTGAGTATGCCGAGAAGGAGCTCAATGAGATGATGCGTAAATACAAGGAAAACGAGGTCAATAAGGACATCTTTTTCGAGGAACGTAAGACTGAGAAAATTGAGGATCAGAAGAAGGAGAACGCCCGTCGTCGTGCAGCTGCTCTGGAGGACAAGGCAAAGGAGTCTGCCACTGCAATTCTTGACAACCCTCCTGTTCATCCCACCGAAGGAGCAATTCGCGAGTAGGCATAAAAATTAGATTATACTATGTAAACATGGCAGGAAACCCAATTGTTCCGTTTGATTCTCTTGTAATGGGTGAACGTTATTTAATAACCGAATATCAACACGGTAATCCTGGTATTATTTCGCATGAGTCTGGTCGTCCTATCCAAGACAGTCCTGGGATGTTACTAAGAAAACTTTATGCTGGTACCATAAGTCATGGGTCTCCATTACCTTACAATCAAGTATCTTATAAACTTGATGCCTACCGTCAGGAGCGCACTCCTCCTGCTGATTGGGTTGTATTCAAATCTTTAAAACCAAATTCTGTTGCAGTTGTTCAGAGTCTTCAAAAAAAAGGTTTACCTACAATCCCAGGAGGACAGAATCTTGTAAATAAAATTCTTGGATACGCGGGACTTCCTGAACAAGGAAAACCATCTATTGGCCCAAAAAAATCAGATGGTTCATTTGGTGGTCGTCGTAGACGTAAAACCCGGAAATCTAAGAAACGATCGCGTAAAACCAGACGCCGTTAATTCTTCCCTTGCTGTTTGACCCAAACTTGAGGTCCTTTCTTCTGTATTTTTGAAGGATCAAAATCATTTCCCTCTAGCATCGTAGAACTAAATGGTGCATTATTAGCCCAAAGCGAATCATCACATAACCGAAAACTCGGGTGATCACTTGCTTTATACCAAAATACTTGGTCTTCTAACTTGTTGGATTGAACACCATTAGCAATAACTAGACATTCATAATTTTCAGTGCATTGATCCATAAATTGGCAAAACATTTCAAAGGTTGGGAACATACCTGCATAGTTATCGTAGATTCTCTTTCTGTTTGTGATGTTATTCTCACGCAAAATAAACACGAAATCTACATTTGTTCTCAAGTTAGGCGTAATACCCAATGGGTACTGCATGGTAATTAAAGTAACCATATCAATGTGACGACCGTTCATGAATACATACCGAGTAGACTCTTCATTAATCCAGGACTTATCATACAAACAATCGTCTAGAATCAAGAAGGCACGAGGATCCGAATTAGAGTTTCCACCGTGAGATTTTTTATCATGATTTCTTTGCTGTTTGACTGCCAACTGACGCTTTATTGCATTCATTACGATACCAGGGCTATACTTGTCGTGAATGAGCTTAGAAGGAACCATATCCTGAAAGAAAGGATTGGCAACTTCTGTACCAGAAATTACAGTTCCCACGGGAAAGCAAGACCTGGTATTTGCAAGAATGTCCCGAACTAAGAAAGATTTCCCAGTATCTTTTTTTCCAATTAAGACAATCATGGGAGATTTACGCGAGTCAATTTCGCATCTATCAACTATAGTTTGAATATTGAACTTTCTAATTTGAAAATTCATCGCGTGAAGATTCTTATATTGGTTTAGGGTATGGATTATAATTGAATAAATGAAGCGTAAGCAAACGTCAGAGTTGCGAACCAATCCTATACCTTTGTCAGTTGGGAGAAGTCAATACAAATCTGACCTATGGACTGTAACAAGTCCTCAACCTTTCTTCCCTCCGATTGAATGCTTATTTAAGACAAACTCATTAGAACGTGTCCAAGAATACGGTATCAAGCTGACTGATGTTATGGTACAGTTGAAAGAAGAAACAGCTATCCTTGCTTCTGGGCGCAGTATGGGTGTTCATCCAAAAATTACTATGCTTTTGAGTCCCTACAAGTGCATGAAGGGTGAGCTTGGAACATTTGGTTTACCTATGCTTTCTGAACATGCACGTGAAACACAATCAAAACTACAAAGTCACAATACGGCTGCATATGTTGGATCTATTTTATCTATTGCATTATCTCAGTCGGGGTGCCAACATTTTCCAGAAGTGGTAGGAGTTTTTACGGGAAATGCACTAACTCATACGATTGATATTTCAGATGACTACGAAGAACTTTCTGAACGTCCTTGGTTTTCGCAGAATATTGGTAAAACATTTGAATTAAGATTAGATGAGCATACTGGGACTCCGATTGAATACACACGTAGTGCACGTTTGTCACTTCAGCTGGGAGAAGATGCAGAGTTGTCTGATATACAAGAACTCACCGTCATTCATGCTAATGCCGAAGCTGCTGAAATGACTCCCGTATTTCGCGAAGAGGAACCAGATGATGATACCGAGTCTACATCAGACGTATCAACATCATATATATTTCAAATTGAATCAGCAAGTTCTTCCTTTGATGGAAGTGTTTGTTCGGATGATTCAGAAGACGAACCCTTTGCTTGGGCGACATTTAAAAACGTCCCTGTCCAAATCACAGTTATGGAGAAGCTTGAGGGAACTTTCTATGACCTATTGAAAACAAATCTGGAATCAGAGAAACACTTTGCATGGGTAGCTCAGATCATATTTGCATTGGCGTATGCTCAGAGAAACTTTGCATTCACTCACAATGATCTTCATGGCAATAATGTGATGTTCAAGAAAACTGACAAGGAGTTTTTGTATTACTTCCATGCAGGAGTAACCTACAAAGTACCAACATATGGTTATCTGTTGAAGATCATAGACTTTGACAGAGGCATTGGATCGATTAAACTACCAGGCATGAAGGATGCCAAGGTATTTATGAGCGATCAATTTGCAGCATCCGAAGAGGCTGGTGGTCAGTACAATTGCCAGCCATTTTTTACCGATAAACATAAGCTAATTAAACCAAATCCTTCCTTTGATTTAGTTCGTCTTGCAACTTCTTTATTCTGGGATTTATTCCCTCAGGGTCCAGAATTTGATGACTACAAGGAACAACCATTATTCAAGCTGTTCATTAAGTGGATGAAATTGGAAGATGATACTAGCATTCTATTTTTCAAAAAGAATCCTAAGGTTGATAGGTATGTTGGATTTAGTTTATATAAGGCAATTGCTAGATATTCTAAAGATGCCATTCCACGCAAAGAGATATCTGAGTTAAAGTGTTTTATTGGGGATAGTGTTGCTGGTGAGAGTTGTTTAGTGATTGATGTTTAGACCATACGATATCTATTTCTGAAAACGAATTTTAGAATCATATAATTATGGTTAGAAAATGACGCAAGTAGTTGTGCACGTGGCTTTGCCAGACGGTACATTCTACCAGAACCAGACAACCCCTCGAAAACAGGGCTGTGCCGGTGACCGCTTGATGCGGAGAGTAAACGCTCATCTCAAAAAGAGGGGTTTCACATTAGAAAACGTCATTACGAACATGTTTGTTGTGGAGGAAACAACTGGCAGATATGCCAGGTTTATGTACACCTGCATCCAACCAGATAGGTGGGAGGTGGGTGTCCGTCTTGGCACTGTGGCTACTGGCCCGTGGGATGTGACTTATTGGTATAACCATGTCACTTACGACGGTACCTTAGCCATAACCAACCAGTACAATCGACTGCTGAGCTAGAAGAGCTCACTTTTTAAAATGCAGGTACGCCAACAAACATTTCCTGGACAGCAGGAACTTCAGGAACAACAGTTTTTACTACTTCAGCTACAACTTCAGGTGATGAAAATGTATATGTAATTCCACCACTCAGAAGACCCCCTAGGATAGTTAGCTTTGAAGCAGATAACCACTCAATTGGTTCCCCTTTAAAACGCCGATCAAGAGCGTATAATATAAAACAGATTAAAGCAACTGCTAGGGCGATATACAGAGGCATCATTTGTTGTCAAACAATGTGAATCTTTACAGATTTAGAACGAGACCATCTCCCTCTGCTTTAGAATCAATCTCAGCCATTAGGTCAACCTCGGGAATTTCAACTTCCTTTGCTTCCTCTGGCTTCATCTGTTCGTCAAGGTCTGTAAAAGATAGCTTATCATCATCATCAGGCTTATCAACAAATGACAGCGAACGAGGTTTCTCTTGTTCCTCATCTGAATCTTCCTCATCAGGAAGGTCTTCAAAGATTACAGACTTCGATGCAGGAGGAGGGGCAGGTTTATCCTCTGTAGGTGGTTCGCTGAAGTATGACTTAGCAATGACTTCCCAAGGTAGAAAGGAACGAACAACATCATCAATAGTCTTGTATATTACCTGTTCAATCTCCTGGCGGTTCTTTGCTTGCTGTTCAGTTGGTATACCAGTTGTCTTGAAGAGATAGGCAACCTGCCATAACTTTCTGGCTGAGTGCTTGTATAGTTCGTGAATGAACTTGGTCACATTAGGTCGTTCAAATTCCACACGAACTTGTGAAGATGAACCACGATACTGAAGAGCTGCAAAAGACTTCATATATGCAAGAAATACTCCCATCAGAAGATCATCCATATATGCACACTTTGAGACCTTTAAGACACGTTCGACTTCTTCTGCAAGGGTATTATCAGACCAGTCGGGAATCTTAGTTACCATATTCTGAAATGTTCTCAGTATTTCATCATGTTGATTGTTGCGTTGGCAGAGTTGCTTTGCACTATCTAGGATGCTCCAGAATCCTTCTGCTAGACGAGGAACAAGGAGGGATGCCAGATGCTCTCGAAGTTGAACTTTTGCTACTTCAGTTTCGCTCATTTGTAAGATTCGATTAAAAGAGAAACGGCCAGAAAAACGATGTCCTTTCGGCCAGAAAAACGGATTTTATTTATAAAATAAAATCGTTAATACTCACCAATGCACACGCTTTTCATTCACGCCGTATCTGGCGATCCAGAGGAGCGTGGTGTGTTGACATTTGAAGATGAATAATACGGGTCGAAAGACTCTTTTTTTCTGAAAACGGATTCTTTTGGTTTCTGATAAAATAATTTTAACAACAGCAAAAATGTCTAACGAGCTATCACTTGCAATTATCCGTGCAGCCCTTCGAAAGGCTCATGAAGAACTTGACGAGGCCTTCAAGCAGATTCTAACTTCTGGTGAAAATCTAGATGTGGAGGAGAGCGACGAGACAAAGCTGACGTCACGCCAGAAGCTTGAAAAGCAGCTGGAGACGGCACAGGAAAAGCTCACCAAGCTCATCGAGAAGATCGCTGGCGGGAAGAGCAAGACCAAGGACAAGGACGAGGAGAACAAGACGAAGTTCGAGGAGGTAATCTCCAAGATCAGCGAGAAGATCTCTGAGCTCGACGCCAAGGAGACCAAGCCCAAGCCTACAAAGGCAGGGGCAAAGAAGCCCGCGAAGGCGGCAGAGGAGGCAGAGAAGCCTGCTCCGGCTGCGGAGAAGACCGAGGCCAAGAAACATGTTCCACGCATCACGCCAGCCATGACTACAAAGCTCAAGGACGCTATTGAGACGGCAGGCGTTGAATGGGACGACAAATACAAGAAGGAGTCTGTGACACATGTCAACTCTCTGGATGATATGCAGTTCGCGGAAGTTGGCCTTGAGGGTCACATGTCCCGATTTGCAAGCAAACATGCACCCCTCACAGGCGGTGGTGGCGGCGCCCTTCCTGAGCTCAAGACACTGACCGTGGCTGAGCTCGTCAAGCAAAAAAAGAACCTGGTTCAGGTGTCTCCTGGAGTTTTCCAGCACAAGACAACTGGCGAGATGGTGACAGGTCCTGCAGAGGACCCAGATGAGGAGTTCAAGGACGTTAAGCACGACGGTGATAACTACATCATCGGCGAGACCACCCAGCGCGTGTACAAGCCTTCAGATGAGGGCCCCGACGTGTTCGTGGGCTACTGGGGCATTGGAGAGTGGTAATGACTCTTGTCGAGTAGACAACATACGGCGAAAGCCAAATTTTTATACGATCGCTGGAATAGCTTGAGCGACCTCTTCCACTTGCTTTTTAGCGTAACTGAAATCAATCCAATCCGGGTTAAATAAACAAACTAGGAAGACTGTTGTTGCTTGAAACAATCCAACACCTAAAACGAAGACAAATAAGCCAAGCGGTCCAGCGGCAGATTCGGCAACACCAAATGCTATTGTTGCTACAGTAACTATCCCAGCAAATACCAATCCTACTGTTGAACTTTTAAGACCATACGTGCCAAAGTAATATGCACAAAAAACGAAGAATGATCCGATAAGAGATACCAAAAAGTACCAGAAAACCCCAAGTACTTGATTTCCGGGACTCTTTGGGGCGTCGTCTGGGTTTACTGTTGGTGCATTAACTACCATTTGTTCTCCGTCATCTTTAGTGAACAAAGTAGCAGGGGCTCCATTGAGAGATACATTTGCTTGAAATGTCTTTTTGACTCCTGGAGCAGGATCTAGGATCCCGAACGATTGTGCACCAACTGTAAAACTCAGCGAACCATTTTTTATCAATTTTTGTACTTCTTTTGTTACATCTTGTGTGGCTCCTTGGGCTCCATAAGATGCTTGTAATATTTCAAGTCCCTTTGGTGGTTCTGCCATCTCTTATTATGATGAGAATACAACATTTGCTATACCTCTCGTTATACGTAAAAAGTTATAAGATTCGACGTATACAGTTACAGTATACGTGTAAGGTCGCACAGAATCTATTGGCTTTGTTACTGTCCGGATTACCTGGTCGGTACGAAGTCCTCTGCCAGCAATATCACCTGGTGTATTTGCAGAAACACTTACTGGCATTCCAGATAGGGCTGTTACTTTTAGAACACAATCTTCTATGACCTGTTGCTCAGTTGTTGAGATTGGAGGGTCCTGGATAGTTAGTCGCAAAATTGTCTTATTAAACATAGATCCATTCACATGACCTGATGGTTGGGGAGTATCATGTTCCAATGCAAAGGAATACATATATATGCCAGGTAAAACAGACACATTGCCACTACTGTGTTTGTAGTTTTCTAGATATCTGAAGAAGTCAAATGTCTTTGCATTAAACCGTTCGGCACCGTCGAATACGATGACTCCATCGATCAGAATATCTGTGGCACTCTGATTCTGACCAATAGCTACACCACTTGAATACCACGGTGTCATGATGGTACGATTCTGATACTTACCATATGGTGGACTCAGTTGGTTTGTATAGTTGTCTGCACCATTGTTTGCAGCGATGTCTGAACGTTGTGCAACCCACACAACACGTGTACACAGATTCACAAGGACAAGTTCAATATCATTACCAGCCCCATGGAGTCCGGGAAGAGTGATTGTTCTGTTTTCCTTAATCTTAAAAGAATTGTCACTCTTTGCTAGTTGGATTACTTCGGCATCCCCAAGAAAGATATAATTTGCTTCAATGTACGGATTCAACGCCCAAGTTGTAAGTGATAAATTCTGGGGAGCTCCAGAAATCACAGGCGGGCTCAAGAAGTGATGCATTGCAAACTCAGGGGATGCAGAATCGGCTCGGATTCTCTGACCGAACGTTCTAGGAGCAATATCAAGCATTCTTCCAAATGTAGAAATAGATGAATCGCGAACATCACGGACTGTGAACAGGTCATATATTGATTTAAACTCTACTACAATCTCTACTTCTGAATACTGAAGGGCTACTAGGGGAAGAGCTGTTCCAATGTCTTCACAAAACCAGAAATGAAGAGGGATTACTAGGTCTCTGGAAAGGATAGATGGTTGAGCGATATTTGATCCAGTAGTGATTGAATGAGGATATTGGTTCATTCGATTAAATGCATTTGCTGGATCGATAAGTTCAGGAACATTACCAACCATTCCATCGATTGTTCGTCGTTTGGGCGGGGGAACATTTAGGTATGAGTATAATTTCATCCATTCACCAGTATGTGTTACAATGGCAGTACCATTGATAAGTAGAGACACTCTATTAATCATGTTGTATCCAAGATTTGGAATCCATTGAAACTCATATCCAATTCCAGTTGCATCCGGTGCAAGTTCAGAATGTATCCCTGGAGTAATTCTTGCAATTGGAGAATAGATGTCTGGTAGACTGACGTGAATATAGCAATCATGTAACATTTGGGCATTGCGATCAACACGAACTCGCATGGACTTAGGTAATGATGGATTCAAATCCAGATTTGTGGAACGAAAATCTAGCCTGAAATGTTCCATAGCAAATTCAGTATGACGTTTATAAACAGATCTAAAATGAGTAAAGGAGGGAGACCCCGTCACAAGTTGGTCTTGTGCACCTTTATTCACTAATTGCATTAAGCCTCCTGGCATTTTCTATTATAAGGAAGAGTATACTAAAACTGTTCAATTTTAAAACATTATGGTGATGCTGACCATGTACCTCCAGCTCCTTGAGCTGTACGTTTCCAGATATTTGCTTCTCCATCATAATCTGCAAAACAATAATAGAAATAGGCACTATCTGCTGCAAATAATCCTCTTACATCTCCCGTAACTCCTATACTACTTGTTGGGACGACTGTGCTGACCTTAGGCAAATCATAAGTAATTTCAAAAGTGCTGGAGCTATATCCTAAGACGTAGGGAGTTGTGGCAGCACGTACTGGCGTAACGTAAAACGAGCCTTCTTGCCCACTTACACCATTTACAGCAGAAAACCCAGAAGCATTCAGAATGATAGTATTTGCTGCCTGGTTTATGTTACCAGCATATGCTCCAATAGCAATTGCAAATGCCTTCTGATTCTCATAACCAGCGGCTGCTCCAATAGCAACTGCATACCCCGTTTGACCGACGTTACCAGCAGCGGCTCCAATAGCAACTGCAAAATCCTGCTGACCCGTGCAACCAGACTCGTATCCAATAGCAACGGCATGGCCCTGCTGATTTGTCCGACCAGCAGATGTTCCAATAGCTATTGCGCTGGTCTGCTGTTCTGTGTATCCAGCCTGGATACCAATAGCAACTGCACCTGTTTTTTGACCCGTGTTACCAGCATTGTTTCCAATAGCAACTGCGGAACTATTCTGATTGATTTCACCACAACCGATTCCAATAGCAACTGCACTGCCTTGTTGACCTGTGTTACCGGCATAGTATCCAATAGCAACTGCAGAGCCCTTCTGTTCTGTTTTACCAGCCTGGTATCCAATAGCAACTGCATAGTCTGTTTGCCCTGTCTGACCAGCTTGGCTTCCAATAGCAATTGCATTGGATTGTTGATTGGTATTACCAGCACTTGCTCCAATAGCAATCGGGTTTAATGTTGTTAAATCCGTGCTCCCAACTACAGCATTATCCAAATTTAGTTGTCCCGTACTATCTACCCATAGTGTTCCGGTTGTGCCAACTAGAGGATTACTAGCTACTGGAACTAAGTTGAGATATAGGGGGTCAATGCCGCCAAGTACCGTCAGTTTTCCTGCAATTGTAACTTCTCCAGTTGCTCCAGTTGTTCCATCGAATGTAAAGAATGAAGACCCAGTAACCGACGTTCCATCATAGTAAAGAACTGAACCCGATGGTCCTGAGAATGTAAACCCACCAGTTGCACCCTGAGGAATACCAAAGTTTAGGACACTAGCGTATGATGAACCAACATTTACCACTGTTGCAGTTGATCCAGGTGAAAGTGTTGTTACAGACCCTATAGCTACAGTTGCTGTAGCTCCCGTCACAC